TTACGATCCAACCGCTTGCCGGAGGGTGTCGTCGATATCGCTCTTAAAAAAGTGGACATACCGGTTGTAGGTAATCTCCACGCTGGCGTGGCCCAGAAGCTTCGAGATGATCTTCACTTCCACACCCCTGGCGTACAGGTTGCTGGCGAAGGAGTGCCGGAGCGCATGCAGGCCACGGTGTTCCACGCCTGCCGCTGCGCAGGCCGTCTCCATCGTCGCCAGCAGGTTCCGGTAGCTCAGGTGCTTTCCGGTCTGGGTGGCGAACACGTAGGGGCAGCCTGGGACCACCTGCGCTTTCATGTGCCGGACCGCTTCTATCGCCCTGGCGTTTAGCGGAATCGTCCGCCTGCCCGACTCCGTCTTCGTCGTTCGCTGGACAAGGTTCTTCCCGTCAACCCTGACCATGTTCTTTGTGACCTTCAGCGTCCGCTTCTCCTCGTCAATGTCACCCCATTCCAGCGCCAGCGCTTCACCGGCACGGAGCCCAGTCTCAAGAATCAGAACACAGCCCCAGCCATAGCGGAGGTGGGGCCTGCCGTTGTTCTCTTCGGTGAAGGCGGTGACCAGCTTTTCCTGCTCATCCCTTTCGTAAGGGAACACCACCTTCGTATTGTGGGTCATGGGGGGCATCTGCACGCCCTCGACGGGGTTTCGCTGAATGGCCTCGGTCAGCATCGCGTACTCCAGCACCTGGCTGAGCAGAAGCTTCTGTTTCTTGATAGTCGAGGCGCTCATGTCCTCCAGGCGGTTGACGTACTCCTGCACATGCTCGAGCCGGATCGCTCGAATGTCCATTTGGGCGAGCTCATCCTTGCAGAGGAGTTGAAGGCAGAACTGGTAGCGCTCGTAGGAGCTGGGTCGGACTTTTCCCTTTTTGAACTTCTCCAGCCAGTTCAGCATGTAATCGGCTAGGGGAATATAGTCCTCTACGGACGCAGCATGCGGAACGGGAGTTTTTCCAGTAACCTTCGTCCCCGCATCCACCTTCGGCCGCTCGGGTTTCTTCTCGGGTTCTGGCTCACTCTCCTGCGCCAGTTGGAGCGTCTGGAACCGCTTTAGCACTTCATCCTCCGAGTTGCAGGTGATGAATTTCCGATTTCCGTCCACGTCGCGGTACCCCGCCTGGTACCGCCCATCGGACCGTTTGGTGATCTTGCCAAGCTTCAAGTGAACGATCGTCACTGCCTTCCCTCCCGCTTGTTTGCTGCCATCCGGAGAACCAGTGACATGATAAATCGTTCGTTCCACGATATCAACTCCGTTTCAGATCATAATCGGCGTCGTGGGGACAGAAAGAAACCGCCGGGATTTGTCTTGGTTCCACAAGCAAATCCCGGTGGGGAAAAGGGTGAAAGACGTAAGATGCACCCTCTCGCCCTTAAGCGAGCTGTTATTTGTCCTTCGGGGCGGTGTCGGAGCCGTCACTGTTCTCATCGGACACGTCGTCATTCTCATCTTTGAGCTTGGTCAGCACATTGGTGAGAAATGCGGGCAGTTTCACGCCCATTTCGCCGACATTTTCAACAATCGAGAGGCCGTCATTGGCGATAAAGAAGAATGCGGTGGAGGTGCGAAACACGCCCGCCGCGTTGCCCGTGATCCGGTCGAGCTGCGCCGCGAGGATGACGATCAGGAAGATCGAGCCCTTCTTCATCAGCCCTTCGAACCCAACCGAGGACTTGAGCGTCTTGGTCTTGATTGCCGCGCCCACGCCGGTGATGTAGTCCAGCGCAATGAAGATGAGCAGGATTTCGAGGCTCTTGTCCCAGCCACCCAAGAGTGTCGATACGATGCCCGCGCCAATAGCGGTCAAGGAGGAAAAGAAAGCGTCTTTCACGGTCAACCCTCCCGCTTTTTGTCGGTAGATGCCGGCGAGGCCATCCGCATCGCTTCCCGGATCGCCTCGTCGGTGTAGTAGCTCTTCAGGGACTGGATATTTCCGTCCGAGAGGATGTTGGCAGCCCGCTGGAGTGCGTTGCGGCGCTCCGCTCTGGCTGCCATAAGCCTCTGCAGCGCATCGATCCCGGTCAGCAGGCAGACCATCGCAATCAAGCCGGCGCAGAAGCCGGCGAGTACTGAGAGAAGATACCGATCCATCAGGCCTCCTCTCCCCGGAACCAGGCGACAGACCTGCCCTTGCCGGTCACGCGGTTGACGTCGACGTTGCCGGAGATGCCCGCCACCTTGCCCCGGCTGGCGTACTGGTGGAGGTCGCAGGAGTAGGCTGGTTCCTTCTCCGGCACGCCGGAATTGGAACCATACCGGGGAATCCAGACGAACTCCACTTCGGCCGTGTCCAGGTTGTACTGCTTGAAGCGGTGGCGTGCGATGTAGAGGCCCACTTTCTTCACGCCCAGCCGCTTAAGCTCCGCCACGAACGCGGACACCAGCGCGCGGACGTTTGGCTCATCCCCGCCGTAGGATTCCACATCGGCGACATAGTAGAGCGCGGGGCTATCCTTGCAGAGGGAGTACAGGAGCCGCGCCTCGGCCTTCGCTTCCTCCACCGTCTTCCCTTTCATGTAGTGGTAGACGCCGAAGGGCACACTGTTTTTCACGCACCCGGCGACGTTCCGGGCAATCTTCGCATCCGCATGCACGCCCACACTGCCCCGGAGGATCGCGAAGTCGATCGCGTTGGCCGTCAGCGCCCAGTCGATGTTCTCCTGGTACTGGCTCACATCGATGGCGAGGCCCTTGTACTGCCCGGCGGCAGGCGCCTCGATCAGCTCGGCGTACTTGCCGCTGACCCAGGCGGGCTGATCCTTAACAAGCACGCGGTGCCAGCCGTTCCGGGACTCACCCTCATAGGGCAGTGTCCGGCCCTTCTTCAAAACCTGGAGCACGCTGTTACTGGTGGAAGGCCCGGTCCGCACGTTGACGTTGCCGGTCGCCAGGACGAGCATCGGCCGATCGGTCCCACCGTCGTCGCTGGGCGTCTCTTCTTCATCACCGTCGGTTTCGGAGCCGCTGCCGTCGGGCGGGCTGTCGTCGTCCAGGGCGCCGGAATCCGGGAGCCCGTTCGTAAGCGCTACCTTCAGCGCCTCATACTCCTCCTCGCCGAATACGCCGTCCGCCGCAAGACCGACCCGCTGCTGGAATGCCGTCACAGCGGCCTGGGTCGTCAGGCCGAACTCGCCGTCGACGCCGTCCTTTCCGTCGCCGAAGGAGCCCAGTTCAAAGCCCAGCGTTTTCAGCGCCCGCTGAAGCTCGATAACGTCCGCGCCCGCACAGCCCTTCGAAAGCTCCCGGTCGCCCAGTTCGCGGGCCTCTTCCGATGCGCTTCCGCTCACGTACCGGAGGAAGGGCAGCCTAGCCCAATCCGTCCAGCCGCGAGAGGCGATCCTGGTCCGAACCACATCGCTGGAAAAGCCCTGCGCCTCGATGGCATACCCGCCACCGATCGTCACGCCCACGTGGCCCTTCTTGTGTAGAAGCAGGCCGGGGACGTCGGGCAGAGCGGCTATCCCGCCGTTCTCGCAGCCCTTTTTCTTGCAGTAGGCGAATAGTCCGTCGGCGCTGAGGTCAGGACAGCCGTTCGAGGCGTAGACCGGCTCGCGCTCCCCGGCGTTCGACCACGCCGCACCCTTGATCAGCCCCACGCAATCGACGGCAAACCGCCCCCCTGCGATGTCCTTCCGGTATCCGGAGGCCCTGGAGGCGGTGTAGTGCGCGGGATACTGTGCCTTCTTTCGCTTGTAAAGCGATTCGGTGCACTTGAGCCCGTACGTGCCGTACCAGTACACCCAGCCTTCCCGCCAGGCATTCAGCGCGTATTCCACCAGTTGAAGGTTGGTCAGCATCTGTAGCTCCTTTCAAAGTAAAACCGCCCTTTCGGGGCGGCAATTCAGCGTTTATATGTAGTTATGGACTATTCGTATAGGACCCACCGGAGGCTGCCGGCCTTGGGCGTGAATACGACCGACTTGAGGTGCCGGGCCGTGCAGATCCAGGTCTGGCTACCGTGCTTTACCACCGTGTCCACTTCGATCACCGTCAGGTCCGGAATCTCCGACCAAACGAGTACCGCCGGGCCGGAGGCGCTGTCTACTGCCCAATAGGTCCCAATGTTTTCCGGATTCACTGGGTCTTTATCCCGGCTGTAGCGCAGCGCAACGAAGCCCGAGACCTTGTCCCCTTTGATGTATCGGGTAACCGCGTTCCACGTACCGTCGGAGACGGGTGCGGCAATCAACCCGCTCCGCGCGGCCTCAAGCGCCTCCTCCAGGTCGAGCTGCGCCTGGTCCGCAGCGGATTCGCGTTCGTCGAGCTTCTTTTGCAGCGCGCGCAGCGCCGCCTCACTCTCCGCGCGCACGCGGGCGATCTCCCGCTGCGCGTCGTCCGTCTTCGTCACCAGTAATTCATAGCGCAGGATGGTGTTGTACCCGGCGTGCCGGCCGACCTCCTTTCCACTTTCGAGGATCACCCAGTCTCCCGCCGTCAGCGCCGCGAGTTGCGCATCGATAAGCGGTGCGTCCGTCGCGATCCGCATCACCTGCTTGGGCACGCCATCCAACTGCGCAATCTCCCGGATCACGCTGTCCACTTGAATCTCCGTTTCTCCCGCCCGGATCACCATATTCATCCCTCCCACACACCGGAGCGCAGCGTCCGCGCGCCCTCCGATTTGACCCATACGCCGCCCTGGCGAACGTAGGGGGATGCCGGGGCGAAAACGCCGCCTTGTTTCACATACAGGTTGTTGAGTGACTCCTCCACGAAGATGCGGATGTACCCAGGATAGGAATAGCCAAGGCTGGCAGGATCTGCGGATACAGTGACCGGCCCATACACAGAAGAAGGCAGTGGGCATCCGTTGATGCCCGCGGTATAGTCGGCATAAGGATAGGACACACCGGACACCCTCGCCAGGTCTGTCCAACTGCTGCCGCCTCCCCCCGCGTGTTGGCCGCCTCCGCCCGCGCCGCCAAAGTAGCCGCTTGCCCCGCCTCCACCCGAACGGGACCAGGTGCTGGAGTCGGCGGTTTGCGTGCCGTTCGCGCCGCGCCCACCCTGCAGGGAGGATCCCGCTACCTGGCCCTGGGTCCCGTACACCGTGCCGCCTGCCGTCAATGTGCCGCCTCCGCCACCGGAAGCCGTGGTTGATTCGCCGCGCGCGCCTTCTCCGCGGCCGAGGGCGCCGCTGCCGCCCATGTGGACCACTTCATTTTGGCCGCCGCATGCGCCGCCCCCGCCGCCCGCGACCAGAAGATACGCGCTGCCCTGCCTGATCCAGGAACAACCGCCGCCCCCGCCGCCGGTCCAGGCTTTGGCTGAGGACTGTTTGAGCATGGTACCGCTGTTGCCACCTCCACCTGCCCCACCGGTCGCAGTGCGCGTGCCGGAGGTGGAACTCTTGACGGCGGCCTGACCGTAGCCGGCCGCGAACAGCGTGAGTGAGGTAGCTAAATTCAGAACGACTGTGCCGCAGGTCGCGCCGGCGCGACCGCCGCCCCACTTGTCGCCGGCGCTGTCGCGGGCGTCGCCGCCGGACCCGCCCCACAGGTAGAACCGGTAGCGCCCGGCGGGCAGCGTCAGCGTCGTGGAGATGCCGGTCGTCGATAGGTTGAGCACATCCCCTGCCCGGATCGCGTCCACGGTGGGATTTCCCGCGGAGATTTCGTATGTAGCCATGCTTTCCCTTCATATCTTGAGCCACACGCTCCCCTCGGAGGCGTTTGCGGGCGTGGCGGTGGAGACGATGATGTTCCGAACCTGTTCGACGACATTCGCATCGTGGGTGGCCGCCGCCGGAGCATACAGGTTGATCATGCCCTCACCCAGCGTCATGTGGCCTTGGATGTCGACGCTCTCCTCGGAGTAGAGCTTCAACGGGCCGCGCGCCACCACGCCGCCATAACGGTCGTCGGTCCAGACGCCCTCCTCGTTCAGGTATCCGTTCCGGCCGTAGATCTCCAGCTGATTGGCATATTCCGTCCCCGTCCCCGAAAAGGAGTCCAGGCACATGAGCCGCAGGTGCAGCTCGTTGTTTTCGGTGGTCACGTAGAAGTAGGAGGTGGAGCTCGGGTTGGTGGTGTCCTTCAGCCGGTTGACCGCAAAGTACGCTTCACCGTTCAGGACGCCGGCCTCTGCGACCGGAGCGTTGCCCGAGGTCTTGTAGAGCCCGAACCTCGCCGCGTTTGCCTGAAAGTAGGTCCCGAGTCCCGACTGGCTGACCTTGAGGCCGCTCGCCTCGTCGATGGTCACCGCCTGGGCTGCCACAGCATTGGATACGACCGGCTTCCATGCCGAACCGTCATAGCGGCTGAGCACACCGGTCGTCGTGTTCAGCCACAGCATGCCGGCGACCGGATTGGTCGGCGCCGCGGCTTGGACGATCGGGTCGTTGAGATCGCTTATCGTGAATTGTGCGCGCGCCAAGGGCATCTAACTCACCTCGCAGGTAAAGGTGGTCTTGACAGTAACGTCGTCTCCGTCGATGTAGATCACCTTGCCGGTGGCGAAGGCGGCGCCGCCGTCCAGCGCGTTCCCGTCCTTGTCGCGCCGGTACCAAGCATAGGTGCGGGTGTGCTTGTAGGACGCGTCCGCGGTCACGTCAACCCACGCAGAACCCGAGTAGCGCATCAGCGCGATCTGAGGCGTGGACGAGGTGATCTTGTAGTAGAAATCCCCCGTCGCAGGCGAGGAAGGCGCGGTAACGGAAAAGGTCGTAGACCTCAGCGCGTCGGTCTCCGCTCCGTTCTGCCAGAGCCGGCAGATCAGGCAGGAGGTGCCCACGGTGTTCTTGAACACGCTGCCGCCGGTACTATCGATTGCAGCCTGGTAGTTGTCGGTCTTGTCGGTCAGCGTAATGGTGTCGGTATAGGTCTTGCCGCCGTAAGTCATGGCGCACTGATAAGCCTGAATTCCGACCACATCCGAGCCGCCTACACTGAGGGTAGACGCCGTCTGTCCGGAGATCGTCGTCCAGGCACCGGCGGTGTACTTCTTCCAGATGTAGGTCGCACCGGATGAAATGGCGGTGGCGCCATCGTAGGCGGCGGTCGCCAGGGTCAACGTGCCCAACTGATTCTGGAATACCGCGCCGTTTGGCGCGTACACCGAAAAGACCACCGCGTTCGCGCCGGCAGCGCCGGTGGCACCGGCAGCGCCAGTCGCGCCGGTGTTGACCTTGGACCAAGTGATGGCGAGCGTGGTGTTGACGGGCGAGGTAACCGGTACAGAGAGCGTGCCCTGCTGTGGCCCGGCGCCGCCCAGCGTCGCGTTGGCCGCAATCGTCAGGGTGATGGGGATCTCGTTGTTCACGGCACCGCCCACCGTGACCGTCATGCCGGTGGGCGTGCCGGTGACGGAGCCCACGGTGGGTGTGACCTTGGTGGTTCCGGTATAGGCCACGACGTTGCAGACGACGCTGGCCGCAGCCACCTGGCCGGAAGCGTTGCCCGCAAAGGTGATGTTCTCGTTGGTCAGCATGGCGACGGAGGCGGACGCACCGCTGGAACCATTGGTGCCCGCTGCGCCGTCGGCAACCTTGTACACGCTAGTGGCGTCGCCGATACCGGCGTCCGACGTGACCGCGCGGATGGTCGCCACATCGCTGACCCACACCGCGTGGCCGGGCTTGACCACCAACGTCGTGGTGGTGATCACGGTGTTCCCGTCGCCGGTGGGGTAGTCCGTCCAGACGCCGGAGGAATTCTTGTACTGCCACTTGGAGAAGGTGGCGTTCTGGATGTTGGCGGTCAGTGTGATAGACGCGGGGTTCGGATTGGAGGAGCCGGATGCATACTTGAACACCTGCTCGCCGGAGATCCAGCAGTTCTTCGCGTTCTGGCCGGTCCTCACCAGCGCGAAGTCGATAGCGGCGGAGACGGAAATGGCTTCCCCGGTGTCCGGATCAGCGTAGGTCACGTAGGCAATGTAGGTCAGCGTGCCGGCGGAGATCGAAGCCATCTGGTTCTGGGAGACGGTCAGCACGCCGGAGGTGGCTGATTCGCCTGTGGTCATCGCGGTCTCGGATGCGGAGCCTTCCCGGCGCTTCCAGTCAATCGAGAGCCCTGCCTGGGTGAGTGGAATTTGCGCCTGGTCGGCATAAACGACCGGGGTCAGCACGACGTTGCCGGCGGCGATCGACCAGTCGGGCGAGAAAGTTCCGGCGTTGACCTCCTGTACCTGGATGCGCGGCTGATTGGAGTTGATGTAGCAGGACAGCGACTTGCCGTCCGCGAGGTCCACGATGCTGATCTGCCCGGTTGCTAATGCGGCCATAGCTATTCCCCCTCAAGAGTGCAATGAAAAACCGCCTGGCGCTTGACGTCGGCGGCAGTGACGGTGACGGACTTGGTTCCCGTGTGGGCGGCGTTCCATAGGACGTCGCCATAACTGTCTGCGCTTTCCCGCGTCCAGGAAAAGCGGGAGGCGTCGTATTGGCCGGTGAGGTCGGTGGCGCCACGGAGGACCTTGGCGGTGAGGACCGTCTCCGGCACCTCCGCGGTCAGCACGCCGCCCCGGGAAGCGACGATGGAGAGAGTGATTCCCACGGTCTGCTCCGCGACACCGACCACACTGCCGTTCAAGGAGAGATCAATCTCTTCCACCGATTCCGGCTCCAGTTGCGCCGCGGAGATGCTCTCCATCGCGATCCTCCGGCCGGAGATCGTGGAGGGCAACTGCCAGGCAGCGACGGCGGTCTTTCGCATATCCTGACGGACGGAGCCCAGTTCGATGGACTGAAACTTCTCGTTTAGGCAGTCGAACTCGACGCGATTGACCTCGGTCAGGACGTCGATCTGGATACCCGGGTGCTTGACCCGAACCCGGTCGTAGAGGAACACATCCTCCAGGCTCCGGTACTGGGCGTACTCCTCCGTATCGCCCAAGGAGAGGAATTCCACCTTCAGGGACACCTTGGGCAGGTCGGCGTCGTTTGCCAGCACGGCCAGCGCCTCCCGGATCATCCGGATGCGCACGGCAGTTTTCGAGACGGTCTTGGTCTCCTTGCATTCGCCGGAGCAAGCCAGCGCCCGTACATGGGGCGTAGGGTATAGGCCAGCACGAGGACTATCGATCCAGGTCTGGCCGGCGACGATTGTGTGCACGGTGCCGTCCACGTTGTAGGTGCCCGGGGCGAGCAGGAGATCGTTACCCTTTTTGTCCTTTCCGACCGGCACAATCCGCGTGACCACGTCCGAGGCGTCCACCTCGCAGGAGACGCCCAGCAGGTTCTTGGCGTACTCGATCCTGACCCCGCGGTTGAGCCCCGCGTCCCGGAGCAGGTAAAAGTCGAAGTTGTCGCGGACCAGTTCCGCGCCCCACAGAGATGCCGCGCCGGATTCGGGGTCGAGCAGCGCGCTGACAGGATTGACCCTCGTCCAGCCGTCGATCACCCGCTCGCCTCCGATGTCGGTGAAACCGGAGAAAGCTGTGTCGCCCAGGCAGTTCTCCAGGATACCGTCCACCGCGTCCACGCAGGAGGTCTGCCCGGCAGGGTAGGAGGTGAGGTTGTTCAACAGGTCGTAGAAGATGTGCCGGGCATAGGCGGTCACACCATCGTCCCGGAGATCCACCTTGTAGATTCGGAACAGTTGGTCGGCCACGATCCAGGCGGGTGCGACAGCCTCGATGGCGGCAGGATCGTTCGGCCAGTTCTCGGTCAGCGTGTATTGGATAGCAGATTTCGCGATCCAGCCGTAGTAGGTATAGGTCTTCCACACCCACTTGCCGTGGCGCCTGACCTTCTTCTTTCCGGTGAAGATCCCCTTGTACCGATTCTCGCCCTTGAAGATAATGGGCAGATCCATGCCCACCGGCAGATTCTTCTTCCGGACCCTGTTGCCGGAGTGGTGGTAGTAGAGATTCCGCTGCGTTTTCGTGGTGCCTGTGCGGATTGTCCAGACCTCGTGGGCGGTGACCAAAATGCCCTCTGGGGTAATGGGCGGCACGGTACGGACAGGGACGTCGCACTTCAGAATGTAGTCGTTCTGCAGGAACGTCCAGCGCTTGTTCTCGTCGATGGGGTGTTCCAATTGGATCTCCGAGAGGTCGTTCCGCGCCTCGGTGTGCACGCAGGAGGTTGGCGTGAGCGCCCCGCACAGGCCCATCGTGTCAAAGTCCTCGGCGTCGGGGAAATAGATGTACACCTCGCTCATGCATTACTTCCCCTCCTTCAGGGCGAAAATAGAATGATCAACCTTTCAAAGGGGGCAGGCAACTTCATCATACCCCCCTGCTTGGCAGGACTATGATTGCCTCATACCGAAATAACCGGAAAAGGAGCGTTACCCCATGACCCATGAGAAAACCGCGCGCATCGGCGAACTGACTCGCCTCTCTCGCGAGCGGGCGCTTACAAAGGAAGAAGAGGAGGAGCGCAAGCTTCTGCGCCAGGCGTTCAACGAGGACTTCAAGGCGGGCGCCCGGCAGAAGCTTGACGATACCCTCGTTCAGTACAACGACGGCACATGCATCACGCTGGAGGAATCGGCCAAGAATCGGGACAAGAGCGCCGATCCGAGTGGTACGGTTTGATCCCGGCCTACTAGAGCGTCCTCCAGTTCGGGGTGATGGTGACGCGGGAGACGCTCCCCGTCCAGGAGACGGTGGTGGTCCCCACCGGCAGCGTCGGCCAATCGTCGCCGGTCAGCGAGCCTGTCAGGTTGATGCCGTCGTTGTACGCCAGCCGCTGCGGCACGTCGATGGTGATCGAGGACGCGAGCGCATCGATCCCCAGCGTCACATCCCCTACCGACAGGTCGATGTCCCCGGAGCCGGTGATGGTGATAACCGGCTCCGCGAACATAGTGCCCTGGTTTACGGTCTGTCCTGGCGCAGTCAGCACGACATCCGGCATGTTCAATAGATAAAGGAAGGGTTGGCATCGGAAGTTGACGGTGAACTTGCGGTTGGGCCGCCCGCGCATCACCGTTTCGAAGTCGATCTGGTTGTTGACGCGGGCGTGGTAGTAGCCGATGGGGCGGTTCCCGAACATCACGACGCCGGGGCCATGCAGCCACGCGGAGAACGCGGGGATGGACGCCGGGTCCGGCGCGATGCACTCGCAGGCGGCGATGAACTCGTCGTACACGCAGTCGCCCTCCGTGATGGTCAGCGTGCCGCTGCGCCCCGGCACCGTTTGTGTGGTCATGCGTTCTTTCGGCCGGGAGATGGCCGGATGGGTCAGCACATGAACTCCGTAGTCGGTGCACTTCACGCCGTTCCAGGCGAACCAGTCAGCCATTCCTCATCGCCTCGCAATGCTTCTTTAGCGAACGCCCACCCCCGCGTACTGTGTCTTGTTGAACTGCGCCAGCTCAATGGCGAGGCTGCGCACGTCCTTTTCGTCCCGGACGTAGAGCTTGTCCACCTGAACGGTCACGCTCTGATCCTGATGATAGGTTCGCCGGTTATCATAGCTGTTGCTGCCGCCAACGCTCGCTTGCGCCGCGCCGGTCAGGTACCGGGCGGCGTTCCGGATGATCTTCGCCTGGGCCTTGCTCTCAAGGATCGTGCCCTCGCCGATGCCCCGAACCATCATCCGGCCGACCTCATCACGGAATACCTTAGATGGGGACTGGATCTTGAGCTTCGCCTTCGCGGCGCGCACCGCGGCCTCGGCCACGATCCGCATGGCGTTCACTACGACGTTCCGACCGCTCAAGATACCGGCTGCCATGCCGATCATGGCGTTGAGGCCTATCGGCCTTGTGACGCTGGAGGACATTCCCGCTCTCAATGCCGAAATGGCCTTCGCCGCTGTCACCCCGGCCGCGGAGCCGAACCCGTAGGCCATCATGCCAGATGCAATGCCAGAAGACAGGTCAATGCCAATCGGGCGCGTCATGGTCGATGGGGAGTGCGTCTGCGAAGCGGCGCGCAGCGCCGTTTCGATGGAAGTGGCGACGGTCGTCGCATCGCCGGTCCAGCCGTAGGCGGTGAGCCCGCTCGCAATGCCTGCGGAAATGTCGTTGCCAACGCCCAGGTATTCGTCCGCGGTCCGCACGGCGGTGAGCAGGGAATTGAGTTGCTCCTGTACCTTCGCTTCGGTGTCCGGGTCCAATGTACCGCTCGCGAGCGCCGCCATGGCGGCCGCAATCGAATCCGATGTCTTCGCGAGGTCACCGGAATTGAGGCTCATCAGCTGGTCGAGTACGACAGACTTTCCTTGTTGGGCGCCCAGTTCGTTCCCTGCGGCCGCCAGGTCCTGAATCCCTTCTGTCAAACTGACGATCGATGTTACCTTGTCAGAGGTGCTGGATTTCAGCCAATCGGGGAGAAAGTTTTCTGGTACTTGCTTGAGCTGATTATCCGCGGCATCCACAGCTTCTTTGGTCCCCACCTTCTGCGTGATGACCACGCCCAGTATGGCATTTCCATTTTCATCTGTCATCCCCTCAAGAAAGATGTCCGTCGGTCCAATGCGCTTGAACACCTCAGGGGTAACGGCGAGTTGTGCGCCATCCTTGCCGAACACCTGCAGTGTCCCGTTTGCGTAGGCCGTTTGAAGCGCTTCTGCCCATCCGGTTTTTAGCCCCACATCCATGACGACATTCGGCTTTTTGTCGGGGTTCGCTGCGTAGAATGCGTCCAGTGTCGCTTGATCCAGCCCCGTGAATTCGAGGCTGGCGGTTCCCGCGAGGGTAAAGGTCTCATGGCTGTCCACCCATTCCTTTACGGCTTCCCCTTCCGGAGTGATCCCGATGTCCAGCAGCACGCGGTTCGCTTCCGCACCCGCGGCCCCGAACATACCGGCCAAGCCTTCGAACGTCCCGGCGTTGGCCGTGAGGAATGCTGCGACGGTGTCGTATCCTCCCAGAAGATCACTGGCCTTGATGGGTGCTTCTTCTGTGCCGAGATTGAGGCCGCCCAGCCCACCCTCGTCGATCTGTTTCAGCAATGCGATGTAGCTGGCGAGCTTCCCCTCGTCCAAAGAGTCGGTGAATGTCTTCAGTTGCATCAGCTCGTCGCCGGTGACGACACCGTCGCTCTGGAAGGTTGCGATCATCTGCCGCAGCTTCTCCATGTCGGCCTGCGCCTGCTGGACTTCCGGAGCTTTGAACGCCTCGGTGGCGTACTGTCCCAGCACCGCGTTGTACTCCTCGCGGGCGACCTTCAACTGCTGCACATGCTCCAGGTTCAACTGATCGAGGGCGTCTTGGCGTTCCTTCTCATCTGAAATCGCTTGGAGATCTGCGTACTGGTCAGTGTACGACTGGTTGATCGAGTCGATCTGGGTTTTGTATCCGGTGGCGGCCGCGGACAGCGCGTCCCCGTACAGATCCGACCCCGGAGTCTGTCCCTCGGAGGCGAGGCGCGCCTTCTCAGCTTCCACCGCCCGGGTGATGCTGTCATAGCCCCCGCCTTCCCCGGTGATGTAGCGCAGCTTGATCTCCACGCGCTCCTGCACGATCTGTTCGAGCCGCTTCTGGTCGTCCTCCGTCAGCGTCTTATTCCGCCGTTTTTTAAGGAGAGCCGCCACTTCTTTGTCATACGCTTTCAGCTTCTTCAGGTCGTCCGTGGCGGTCTTGTCATTCTTGACCCCGTACTTCTCCTGAGTGGCCTGCCGCGCTTTAATCGCTTCTCGAACCTCGTCCGACCCGGCGGTGAACTGGTCGATGTACTCGCTTACAGCCGTTTTCGAGTCTTTTGTACCGTCGGACCAAATCTTGCGGATGGCGTCCAGCCAATCCTTCGCGGCGCTGACACCGCTGGAAAACGCCGATTCATCGATGCCAAACCTTGTGAACGGATCGTTGCCGGTATCGTAGATGGTCTTGGCCTGGGTGGTCTGCCAGTCCTTCGCGGTGTCGATCATGCCCCGCGTCGCTTCCCGCGCCGCCGCGGCCCCCGAGGCGTAGTCGTACCATTTGTATGCGCCGTACAACGCCGCCGCGGCCACCGCCGCAATGCCCGCCGGACCCAATAGACCCTTGAGTGCGGTAAGCATCCCGGTCGCGCCGCCCCCGGCTTCCGTCGAGGCGAGTAGCAGCTTTCCCAGTGTGGTCGATACGGCGCCAATGCCGGTGTTCAGCTTGCCCACCAGCATGATGGCGGGGCCGATCGCCGCAATCCAGGCGGCCGTACTGATGAGCGCCTTCCGCTGGCCCTCATCCATTTCATTAAACCCATCCAACAGCCCGGAGAGACCGGACATCACATCCTCCATTGTGGGGAGCATCGCTTCGCCAAAGGTCGCGGCGGTGAGCTGCGCGCGATTGTTCAGCATCTTCAGCCGGTTCGCCGTGGTGTTGTAGCGGTCTGCGACCCGAGTTGTGATGGCGCTGTTATCCCGCCAGGCCTTATTGGCGATGGACTGGGTAGAACTCAGCAGCTCCGTCGCATTGACCATGCGGAGCGTCGTATCCCGAAGCCGTACTTCCTTGAATCCGATGTCCTGCAGCGTGGCGATGGCGCTGACGCCCTCATCGTCCATCCGAGCCAAGCCTTCGATGAATGCCTGGAACGCCGCCGCAGGGTCGGACTTGAACAGCCTCGAGAATTCGTCGGCGGTCATGCCGGACACCTTCGCGAAGTCCTTCAGCGACTGGCCGCCGTTTTCGACCGCCAGCTCCATCTTGATCAGGGCCTTGCTGAATGCGGTGCCACCCATCTGGGCTTCGATGCCGACCGACGAGAGTGCCGTCGCAAATCCGATGATCTGGGGTTCGGTCAGCCCTACCTGCTTCCCGGCCGCGGCGAGTCGCATGGACATCTCCACAATGCCGGCCTCCGTGGCTGCGGAGTTGACGCCCAGTTCCAGGACGGCGCTGCCTAGCCGTTCAAAGTACTCGTTGGTCTGTTTGTCCCCGGTGACGCCCATAATGTTGGCGAGCTTTGCGAGGTTTGTCGCCGCGTCCTCGGCGGAGAGGTCGGTGGACACGGCGCCCAAGTCCGTCATGACGGAGGTAAACCCCTCGATGGCGTGATTTGCGACGCCCAGCTGCCCTGCCGCTTCCGCCACGGCGGCGATCGTCTCATAATCAGCAGGCTTGACGAGCGTCATCCGCTTTATGGAGGCGTCGAGCGCCGCATACTCGTCCTTCGTCATGGAAACAGTTTTTCTGACGCCGGCGAACGCATCTTCAAAGTCGATGGCAGACTTAATTGCAAACGCGCCGAGCCCGGCGATGGGCGTCGTCACGTAGCGCGTCAGATCTCGCCCTACGGGCGCGAGCGCCTTGCCGGCGGCAGTTGCGCGCTTACCAAACGCGGCCAGGTCGTCCCCCGCAGCGCGCAGCGCGGACTTCGCGGCGGCAAGCTGCTTGTTCAGCTTGCCAATCTCGGCCTGGGTTTCACGCACGGCGACGGTGGAGTTGTTCAGGTTCGTCCGCGCCTGGGTATAATCGTCGGCGGACTTCTGCATCGCCTTCCCGGTTGCCACGACTTGACCCTCGAGCTTCGTGACTTCCGCCGAAGCGCCGGCGTACTCCGCGGTCAGCGCTTCGAGGTTGGCCTCAGAGGCGATTGTCGCGGAATCCGACGCGCCGAGCGTTGTGCGGTACGCTTCCACCTGTTTTGCCGCGCGGTCCACTTCGCCCCGCAGCGCGGCCTGCCTCGCGCGCGCCGACTCGAGCGACGCGCTGAACTTGCCATGGTTTGCCACAGAGGACTGCAACTTCGAATCCGCAGCCGCGAGCGCGCGCTGGTACTGTTCGACCGCCTGGCGCTGGCTTACGAGCTTCTGTCGAAGCGAGCCGATCTGCGAGCCCAGCACGCTCGTGGACTTCTCAAAGCCCTCGACCCCGGCGGCCGCGAGCTTGAACTTGCTTTCCGCTTCGGCGATCTGTTTGTTGACAGTCTTGATGTTTCGCGTGAAGTTGTCCGTGCTCAGGGACAGCGACACTACCAGATCGCGAAGCGTCTCGCTCATGGGTTCACCTCAAATTTCGCCAGAATTGTCCAGTCTGGGCCATGGTATGGTCACATGCGGTTCACATCCGGGCGGTATACTAATTCGTATCGAGGGCGGTGACGCCCGTTCACATAGAGACAGCCACCGCGGAGCACGAAAGTGCGCGGTGGCTGTCTGTGTAGCATGCCGAGAAACCAGGCAAATGAAGGGTTTAGCGGTTCTCTGGCCACACCTCGTCGATGTAGCGGCGTTTGGGCGCCTGGGCGGCTTTCATGCGGTTTGTCTCCCATGCCCGCACCCGGAAAAAGCCCGGCATGTCCATGTTGTCGATGTCGTTCATGCGCCAGCCGGCGCTCAAGAGTTCATTGTAGGTGGCGTAGATGTAGTCCCGCAGCGTCAGGACGCCGGCTCCCCCTGCGCTGCCGGCGTAGGGAACTCATTCAAGACTTCGGTGGTCTGGGTCTGCACCGCCAGAAGCGCCAGCACGACGTCATGCATCAGCCGGTCCACGGGGTAGTGGTCGTATACGTCGTCCGGGCTGAACTGGTTGCCGAATACCAAGCAAAACCACTTCACCAGCACGTCGAGCGCCGCCGTGACGGACAGCACATCGCCGTTATCTTTCGGTTTCACAAGCTTTCCTGCGACGGCATCGGCCGCAACAGACGAGAGGCTTGCATACATGTCCCAAGCCGGACCCATCTCCCTGAGTGCGCGCCCGGAGATGAAATCAACGCTGTACTTCTTTTCCCCAAGGGTGCAGGTGATCATCTTTCTCCTCCTTCACGGGAACAAAAGGGCCGCCAATGCTTGTTGACGGCCTTCTGTGGCGATTCAAATAGGCGGTACGGATGGTTACGCCCCCTGCGTAATGACGGGCGTGTAGACACTGGTCAGGAAGGTGGCGGCCTTCTCGGCCGTGAACCCATTCTGTCCTTCGTCGGCGACCGCCTGATAGCGCTTGTCGAACGTGCGCTTGATGAACGTCCACTCCAGCTTGCCGGTCTGGCGGGTCAGCGTGGTTCCTTCCTTCGTATGATACTGCTCGGTCATCGGCGCAGCGCGGCCCTTGTACAGCCAGACATAGCGGTACTTTCCATCCGCCTTTTCGCTCTTAAACCCGAGCGCGAAGTAGCCCGGTGTGTCGCCCGCGGCGCGCAGCAGCACGCCATTATCGTCGATGATGTTGCTTAAGATCATCTCCTGGACGAGCAACGGGATGTCCGCCATCTCCATCGTCAGCTTGATCTCCGGGTCCGGGTATACAACGTCAAATTCCGCGTCGTCGGCGTACTGCACCTCCGGATCTGCGTTCTCCGGCTCGATCTGCGCGTCGATGGCGCCCGCGAAGTCCTGTAGCGTTCCATAGCTGACGCCCGCGTCGGTATCGGATGTGAGCGACGCGATGACGACATTCTTGAGGCCCACCGTGCTGGCCACGGCGGGAGAAGCGGTATTCGGCATGGATTTCTCCTCCTGTAGGGTTATAGCTTATTGCTGATTGCGTTCTTGAGACCAGTCCGGATGATGTTATAGGATTCATCGGCCTTTGCGTCATAGGCGGGCCGGACAAACGGATGGGCAGGGGCCGGTGCGGGCCCGCCATGCCCTCGTTCGACAGGGTTTGCATAGTACGCACCTTCCGCGGAATGGTGCACACCAATGGTGATATTCCGGCCGGTTTTTCGCCTTTTCGCACGTCCGACCAAAATAGACCGGTACAGCGCGCCGGTGATGATCTTCAGATCGGAAGAAGCGTTGGCTTTCATCTGTTGGTGGATTGGGACGGCAGCCGCCTCCAGGATACTGTTGCAGGCGGGGCCATCCTCATCCAAACGAGCAGCCATTGCGGCGAAATCCTCTATCAACCGGTCAGTTCCTTTCAACCTCATACTCATGGGGACTCAGCGCCCTCCTCCGTGGCGTAACTGCGTAGGCACCAGGTCCACTGCACGGTGTACTGACGGGTGGCGCTGTCGTAGGCAGGCTGGTTGTAGCCCTTGTCGGTCTCCTCCACCATGGCGAACCCCGCCTCGTACATGGCGGTCCGCACCCTGGCGGCCGTACCGGTGGGATCGCTGTCGCTCCAGAGGTTCAGGTAGACGTAGGTCCGGTAGGATACGACCGCATCGTCCTGGTGCGCGTCCTCTGCGGTAGTCGTGGAGTACACCATGTACTGGCCGGGCGGGTTCTGCCCGGAGGCGGTGGGCCGCCAGATCCCCGCGAACACCGGAACGCCCACCTTCTTTAGCGCTTCCTGTACCTTGAACATCAACTCACGCCCTTCACGACGGAGGTCTTGAGCCCCAGGTACCGCCGCTTGAACTCGTACTCGCCCATGGTGCTGATCACCCGCTTGTCCCCCAGAAACCTCACCCACATGCCGGGCTGCACGTCGTCACGATAGCGGATGGTGAAGTTGATGACCCCTTCGGCATTCTCGGTGTCGGCGGCACGGAAGGTCTGGTTGCCTGCCTCGATGGCGGACGCCCACACGCGGCACACGACGACATCGCTGGGCTCAGGGTAGCCGTTCTCATTGATCGTGTTCTCGGTGTAGCCGATCTCGACCAAGTGCCGAAGATCTCCCGGGTGCGGGTCGGACTCGAAGTTCTTGTAGCCGCGCAAGCGTATTCACCTCCGTCAGAAAAACTTCGCCACATCGCGATGGGGATACAGAAGGTTCTCAAACGCCATCCGCATGGCCAGATAGACCTGCTTGTCCGGGTTATCACGATTTTCATAGTAATGACTCACCATGAGCAGCACCGCCAGGCGGACAGCCGGCGGCACGATGTCCGTGAACCCAACACGACAAAAGTCCTCTGCAGCCGCCTGTGCCTGCTCGATGAGGGAGGCAAGGTACTCATCCTCCTCGTCGTTCTGGATGCGCAGGTGCGCCTTGACCTCAGGAACGGTCACGACCATACGCTCACCGCCTTACCCGGCTGAGGGTTCATCTGTCGCCATAAGACCCGAGGTCTTGAGCGCCCCGATGAGGCCGTTGAAGCTCTCCCGCAGCGCGGCCACCGTCGTGGCTTCGCTGGGTTGTATGTTGGGCAGTTGCGCCTGCGCCCCCGCCGGTGAATCGAATAAACCCTCCGCGCCCTCCACCGTCGCGCCGGGCAGGAAGGTCAGCTTGCCGCCGATCACCCACTCGTTGCCGCCGTGGGCATGGTAGTTCCGGGATGTCTGACTCATACGGCTTCCTCCTTCGGGTAGATAAAGGAAGGGAGAGCGTTACCGCATAAGGAATGCTCTCCCTTGGTGTTTAGGCCGCCTTCATCTTGAGGCACTTGACCGCCTCGGTGAGGATCAGTCGGCCGTCCAGGCGCTGCGTGATTTTGAACCCGACCTGATCGGTTGCCGCGTACAACTCGTTCAACCGCTGCAGCGAGCGGCCCTCGCGGTCCGCCAGCCAGTAGTAGCTGTAATCGCCGTACAGGATCGCCTTGTTGCCCGCGGCGGGCAGCGGCATGTAGTTCGAGGTCAGCACCCGCTGGTTGAGCAGCGTATCCGGTTGGCCATAGAGAAGTCCAGGTTGCCACATGAACTGCCCGTTCCCGTCCTTGAGCTTGCGGATCATCTTGATGGTGGCGTCGTTCATGAGAAACGCCGCGCGGCGGCGGTGGCCGGATTTCAGCGAATGCTGAAGGTCCAACAGCTCATCCGCGGTGATGGCAGCCGCCGCAGCCGAGGTCACGCCCAGCTCGGCGCCCAGGGTTTCGTGCAGCAGGCCGGTGGGCTTATGCACGCCATCTCCACCGATGATGGCAGCCTCTTCCGCCGCGCCCACGCGCCGGGCAAACTCGTTCCGGATGTAGCCGGCCAGATCAAACGCGGAGTCGCGCAGCAGTTCCTCCGAGATCCGGATCATGCTGCCCACCTTGTGCGCGCCCAGGGTGATCTGCCCGAAGGCATCATCCGACTCGGGGATGACCGCTTCCTCCTCCACCCACGACGCCGCGCCCTTGCTGGTGACCAGCGGAATCTTACGGTCACCGGAGGAGGTGGTGATCACGTGCACCAAGCCGCGCATGATGTTCTCGTCCTGCAGCGCTTCGATCAGCTGATGCTCGAATTCATCCGGCACCGTATAGCCGCCCTCGCTGAGCTCGCCAATCTGCAGCGCGTTGCGCAGTTCGTAACCCCTGCGGTCCACGTCGCGCATCAGCTTCCAGAAGGCGTCGTTGTAGGCTGTGCTGCCACGACCGGGTTTTTCACCCTTGGTGTCTCGCTCCGGACGGGAGGACAGCGGCGCGTTCGCCGGCGCGCTCATCTCCCGGTCCAGCTCGGAGGCGCGCTCCTCCCGCTCGATGGCGTGGCCCAGATCCACGACCTCCTGCTCCATCCGCTCGTAGGTTGCGGTATCCTCCGCGGACAGAAGGCCGCTCTCGTCTTTTTTGGATTCCAAGAACGCCTTTGCCTTGTCCCAGATTTCGCCGCGCTTCCTGCGCATGTCCAGTACCTTACTCATTCTGTTCCTCCTGTTTATCGCCGCGTGGGCATGATTAAGCCCAGCCGCTTTTGCAGCTGGGCGACCGGGGTGCCGGGTTCTTCCGGCTGTTCGGTTGGGCTGGATGTCTCCGGCGTTTGAACCGCTTGGACGGACTCCGGCGGCGAACTGCCCGTGCCCACCGGCAAGGCTTGCGCCGTCCCGCCCCGCCCTTCGGGCCCTTTCTCCTGCTCTCCGGCAGGCGTTACAGAGGATGTATGTTCGTCGCCCTGTGTTGGGCGGGACGGCTGTTGTTTCCGGCGGTCCAGCCAAGCCTTCACCTTGGCTTCCGCCTCTGCGCGGTCCACGGCGCGCGGTTTTGCGGTGTTTTGAGGGCCGCTGCCCGCGGCATCCTCCACGATCCCGTCGATGAAGCCGTTTCCAAGTGCCGCCTTCGCATCCATCCACGCGGTGGCCGTCATCATGGCGGCGAGTTCCCCGCGTTCCATTTTGCATCGAGTGGCGTAGACGTTGAGGATGCTCTCCTTACAGGCGCGGAGCAGGCAAATCGCCTCGGCGAGATCCCGCTCATTCCCCAAGGCGATGACGCTGGGATCGTGGACCATGAGTAATGACCCGGGCGTCATCTCCAGCCGGTCGGCCGCCATGGCCAGTACGGTGGCGGCGGAGGCCGCCGTGCCCGAAATGGTGATGTGTACGTCGCCCGGATAGGCCCGGACATCGTCGAACATCCGCGTCGCGGCGTTACAGGAGCCGCCATAGCTGTTCAGCCGGATGTGCACGTCGTCGGCGAATTGGTTTTCGGCTCCGTACATCGCCTCGTGTAGGTTTTCCGGCGTAATCTCGTCGCCGAACCACACCTCCTCATCGATATAGCCGTTCAGGGTTAGCTCTCTCAAGGGTCATCCCTCCGTTTTTCTCTGGCGATTCCCGCCCGCGCCGCCGTGATGGGGATCATATTGCCGTTGACCATGTACTCGTTGCCCCCGTCCTCGTCGGACAGCGGGTTCATGTTTTCGAGCTCCCGGATGTCGTTGGCGGACAGCCAACCGTTTTGGCGCCCAATGGCGTATCCGTCCATCCGCTCCTTATAGCTGCCGCGCATCAGGCCGTCGATATTGAAGCGGACATAGAAGTCACCCTTTTCCCGTTCGAGGAAGAGCACCTTGTTCATGGCCTGCTCGATCCGGACCAGCCATGGGCGAATGGTGTGCATCGCAAAGCTGATGGACTGATGCTCGATATTGCTGAAGGTCGCGTGTTCCAGATCGCCCACCAGATGGGGCGGCACGCGGTAGATCCGGCAGATTTCGGCCACCTGAAACTTCCGGCTCTCCAGAAACTGCGCATCGTTGTTGGGCATGGCGATCCGTTCGAATTTGAGGCCCTCCTCCAGGATGGCCACCTTGCCCGAATTGGCGGAGCCGCCGTAGGCCGCGTTCCAGCTCTCCCGAAGTGCGGCCGGGTTCTTGACGGTGTTCGGATGGGTCAGCACGCCCGCCGGCGTGGCGCCATTGGAAAAGAACCGGCTTCCATACTCTTCGGCAGCAATGCCCAGGCCAATGGCGTTCTTCTGAAGTGCCACGGGACTGTATCCCATGATTCCGTCAAACCCGAGGCCTGGGATATGCAATACATCCTCCGGCCGCAAGCGGGCGATACCTCCATCCCGGGTGGTGTATTCGTAGGTCAACACCCCGTAACTGTCCCGGTCCACCAGCATCTTGTCCGGCAGCAGCGGGTACAGGCCCAGGATCTGGCCGCGGCCGTTACGGATGATTTGACAGTAGGAATTACCCCACAGCAGAAGGTGGGAGAGCATGGTTTCTCGCAAAATGAACGAGGTCATTTCCGCATTGGGCTCGTCGTGCAAAATCCGGTAGAGAGGATGATTAAATGCCTTCTCGCTGCCTTTGTCCGTGTACTGATACACATGGAGCGGCAGGCTGGCCACCGTTTCCGCGATCACCCGTACGCAGGCGTACACCGCCGTCATCTGCACCGCCGTTCGGGGATTGACCGGCTTTCCCGCCGCGCTGTTCCCGAAAAAGAACGCCAGAGCGGCGCTCACGCTGTTCCTCGGCCGCCCCCCTGGTTTATCCCGGGAGCGGAAGAGATGTGTAAAGGGGTTGTTCACGCGGGAACCTCCTGTCGTCGCTATGAAAAGACATCTTTTTATGAAGCGCCTTCGATCTCCGGTCTCTTTTGTTTTCAGTCTATGCGGGGAATACTGCCCTCGAGGTGAGAAGGCATGGATTACTTCAACTCGCTGTTCCTTGCGCTGGGCCTCAGGAGGCTACTCAGAAACAAGCACGGTTATAACGACGACGGGACACTCAAAGAATCCGAAGAGGAAAAAGAGGACTTCCCGCCGTGAGAGGTGTTGGAACGATTGCCTATGCCGGGGCGGGTTATAACCCGCTACCGGTTTTTTTGTCATGGCAAGCCTTACAGAGCGTCTGCCAGTTGGCTTCGTCCCAGAACAGCTGTTCATCCCCGCGATGCGGGAGGATGTGATCGACCACTGTGGCGGGAGTCAGCCGGTTTTCGCGCAGGCACTCAGCGCAGAGAGGATGTTTTTTCAGGAAAAGCGACCGTGTCCTGCGCCAACGCCCGTCGTATCCGCGCCGTGTGGCGGTCTCACGGGCGTAGCGGCCTCGATGTTGTTCGCAATATGGTTCATCACTCAGATTGGGACATCCCGGATGGCGGCAGGGCCGCTTGGGTGCTCTGGGCATCCTTCACCTCATATGAAAAGCAGCCCGCGCTCATCGTACACGCTGCCGTCCGATCCCTGATTCTTCATCGCCCGGTCCAGCGCCATCACCAGCGCCACCGCGCCGTCCACCTTTTCGGTGGACTTTTCTTTGTCGATCTTGAGGTTTCCGGCAGGATCGGTGCGGACGTACGCGTTGTCCATGTTCCACCGGAGGATCGGGTGCCCGCCGTGGGCGAGCCTGCGCTCCAGAACGATACGCATCAGCTCCTTGGTGGGCGGGCTCATATCGCGGAACCCTTGGCCGAACGGCACCATGGTGAACCCATCGTCTTCCAACGTCTGCACCATCATGGTAGCGTTCCACCGGTCGTAGGCGATCTCACGGATGTTGTATCTCTCCCCAAGGCTCACAATGAACTGCTCGATGAAGCCATAGTGGACAACGTTCCCTTCGGTGGTCATCAGGAAATTCTGTGCCTCCCACGTGTCGTACATCACGTGGTCGCGCCGGACGCGCAGCTCCACCGTCTCCTCCGGCAACCAGAAAAAGGGCAGCACATAGTACGGTTCCTCCTCTGATTCGGATGGGAACACCAGCACGATGGTGGTCAAGTCCGAGGTGGATGCGAGATCCAAACCGGCATAACAGACCCGCCCCTCCAGCGCCACCGCATCCACCAGGCCGCCGCATTCGTCCCACCGGTCCATGGGCATCCAGCGCACCGACTGCTTGACCCACTGGTTCAGGCGCAATTGCCGGAACATGTTCTCGTCGGCAGGCGTTTCCAGCGCCTTTTGGTAGGCGTCGCGTACCTTGTCAATGGTGATGGTGTGGTCAAGCGAGGGGTTGGCCTTGTACCAGTTCCGCTCATCCTGCCAGTCATCGCCGTCTGCCAAGCCATACACCACCGGATAGAAGCGCAGATCCCGCTTTCTTCCCTCGAGGATGTCCATGGCCTTCTGGTGAACCTCCCAGCAGATGCTGGCGCGATCCGTCCCCGCGGTGGTTAAAAAGAAAAACAGCGGCTGCTTGCGCGCGTCGCCGCTGCCCTGGGTCATGACGTCAAAGAGTTTTCGGGTGGGCTGGGTGTGCAACTCGTCGAAAATGCAGGCGCTGACGTTCAGGCCGTGCTTGGTCGCCACCTCCGAGGAGAGCACCTGATAGATGCTCCCATTGGGCTGAAATATCATGCGCTTGGTGGACGGGATGATCTTGATCCGCCGCATTAGCGCGGGGGATTGCTTGACCATGTCTACTGCTACGTCGAACACGATACCGGCCTGCTGCCGGTCCGAGGCGCAGGAATACACCTCCGCCTTCCATTCATCGTCGTTCACCAGCATGTTGAGCGCCAGCGCCGCGCCAAGCTCTGATTTCCCTTGTTTTTTGGGAATTTCGATGTACGCCTGCGTGTACTGGCGCTTGCCCGGCTCCTCATCCCGCACCGTGCCGAACACGTCCGACACGATCTGCCGCTGCCAGGGGAGCAAGAGGAACGGCTTTCCGTGAAACTCCCCCTTGGTGTGCTTCAGACACTCGATGAAGTTCAGCACGCGATGGGCCTTTTGCTCGTCAAAGGTCATGCTACCACCTGCCCTTGAGCAGCCGCTCCATGGGATCCTCGGCGGTTTCCTCCAAACCACTGCCTGCCGCGATGATCCGGGCGCGGGTGGCCGGAGTCAACCCAAACTCCGTGCAGAAGGACTGCATGATTTTGAGGTTCTGTTGTGCAATGGATACCTGCGGCACCTGCTGGACGTAGCCAGAGGGTGTCTTGAAGATGCTGCCGTGCTGGGTGATAAACTCCTCGGCCTCCTTCCAGCGCGCGAACGCCTGACAGTAACCGGCGAAGGCGGTCAGGTCCGCCATCGTCAGTACGCCCATGGCCTCGAGGGAAGGCGCCAGACGCTTCCACTCTTTCTTGGCTTCGGGCATGAGCCAAGTGGGGCACTTGATGTCGCCCTTGGGCGGGACAGGCTCGCGGTCATTGAGCTTTCGCTTGCCCGGATTCCCTTCCAATACCTTGAGCGCGGTGGGCTTGGGCTTTCTGCCTCGGGTCGCCATACAGCGCACCTCCTTTCGTAGAAAATGGGCATGAAAATACCGCTGCGCACCACGCAGCGGTTGATGAAGATGGCTCTGAAAATCAGTTAATTTTCAGGAGAAACCGGCGCCTCTGTGAGATGTCGAGTGGAACCGTTGCCCGGGATCCCCTTTATCAGCAGTTTACGGGCTTCCTTGTACTCGTCGCCGATGAACCCCAACCGCAAAAGAAAACAGCGGAAAGCATACCTCGGATTATCTGTCTCGGTCTCCGTCAGCACCACGCGCCTTTGCCTCTTCGCCAACTTGATCAGCGCGGCGATCAGGAGGCCGCAAGCACTGGTCAGTTCGCTGGGCGCGGAGGCCGGCAGCCACGGAAAACGTAGTACACCATCGCCTTCCTCGACGGGCAAAGCCTCGGCCTCCAGGGCCATGCGGATCAGACGGCTCTTGCCTTCGATCAACTTCTTGAGGTTGGAAACAGCCAGGTCGTCCATGCCGTTTTTCGGAAAGATCAGGGTGATGCCATCAACCTCCGGGAGGCTCATGCACGCCGTTAGCTCCTTCTCTTCCGGTGGAGTCTCCGGCTCGTTCCAGTCTCCCTCCAGTGGGATGAACCCTAGAGCCCGCAGCGTGTGCAACAGGAGGCCGAGCGCCTTCGGGTCCGCAAAATCGTCCGTCTCTATGCTGCCATCCTTGTGGATCAGGAAGCCGCCGACCTCATAATCGAAGGACGGCGCACCCTTGTAACTGATTTGTCCGTTCGCCGCCTCCGAGATCGCCCTGACCAGCTCCTTGCGCCGCTCACCTGTCGCCCCTTCAAAGTGAATGATCATAGGAAACTCCTTTCCTTGTTGTGACCTATACATCCCTCTTTCGGGGCGGAATAGCAAGCAAAATCAGCCGGTTCATCTGTAGAAAATAGGGCAAGGATTCTGTGTGATTTACACCCCGGCAGGTGAGGCTGCGATCGCTTCTTCATAGGACAGTACCTCGCCTCCGCGCAGCACCTTCACCCCAGTAGCCGCGCCGGACTGGTCGACGTACCGAAGCACAATGACCGAAGCGTACTTGGGGTCCAACTCCATCATATAACAGATGCGGTCCAACTGCTCGCAGGCGATGAGCGTACTGCCCGAACCGCCGAAGGGATCGAGCACAATGCCGTTGGGCGCGGAGCTGTTCCGGATCGGATATGCCAGAAGTGGAACCGGCTTCATCGTCGGGTGCTGGTCGCTGCGCTTGGGCTTGTCGAAGTTCCAGATGGTGGACTGCTTGCGGTCGGTGAACCATTTGTGTTTCCCGTTGGGGAGCCATCCGAACAGCACCGGCTCGTGCTGCCACTGGTAGGGGCTTCGACCCAGCACCAGCGACTGCTTCACCCAGATGCACACGCCGCTGATGTGAAAGCCCGCGTCCTTGAACGCGCGCCGGAAGTTGAGCCCCTCTGTGTCCGCGTGGAAGACGTAGGCTGAGGCACCCTCGGCCATGTGCGCGGCCATGTTTCTGAAGGCGGCCAGCAGGAACTCATAGAACGCACCGTCCGCCATGCTGTCGTTCAAAATTGACTTGCCATCCGCGCTTTGGTATGCAACATTGTACGGGGGATCGGTCACAACGAGGTTCGCCTTGACGCCGTCCATGAGCAGCGAGACATGATCCACATCGGTTGCGTCGCCACAGACCATGCGATGCCTACCCAGTGTCCAGACGTCGCCCGATTGCACGAAGGAGGTTACGCTCTCCGCATCCAGGTCGCAGTCGTCGTCCTTGACTTCCTTGTCGTGGATCTTCGAAAAAAGGTCGTCGATCTCCGTAGCGTCGAAGCCCGTCGCCCCCAGGTCATAGCCGTTCTTCTGCAGGTCGGTCAGGAGGTCCGCCAGCGCCACAGGCTCCCACTCGCCGACTGCCTTGTTGAGCGCGATGTTGAGCGCCTTCTCATCCGCTGCGTTCTCGATGTGCACCACGACGCAGTCGATCTCGGTGGCGCCTTCCGCCACCAGGACCTTGTACCGCTGGTGACCACCCACGATGTTGCCCGTCACCTCGTTCCAGATCACCGGATCGACATATCCGAAGTCGTGAAGCGACCGTTTGATTATCTCATACGCCGGATCGCCGGGCTTCAGGTCCTTACGAGGATTGTATTTTGCGGGCTTCAGCTTCTCCACCGAAATTCGCTGAAGATTCATGCTTGTGTTCACGGCGCACCTCCACATTTTTTTCGATATTCGAAAGGCCGCCCATATTGAGCGGCCCGATTTTCGTTTTGGGGCGGAAACCCCACCCCCCGAATATCGCGAAAACTCACGCGAGAGGGGGCCGCGGTCTCCGGCGAGAGCTCCGCAGAGATTCGATCCCCCCTCCCCGGCACACTTCTCCGAAGCGGAGCGCAAAAGTCCACCGCGCCGGTCGGACTTCTCCGAAGCGGAGCGTGAAAGCCCACCAGGCCTGTGGGACTTCTCCGAAGCGGAGTGCGAAAGTCCACCAGGCTCGTGGGACTTCTCCGAAGCGGAGCGCGAAAGTCCACCACGCCGGTCGGACTTCTCCGAAGCGGAGCGCGAAAGTCCACCACGCCCGTGGGACTTCTCCGAAGCGGAGTGCGAAAGCCCAGCGCGCCGGTCGGACTTCTCCGAAGCGAAGCGCGAAACTGTGCGCGCGGGCGGGTGGACGGCGGCGCGGCGGGAGGCGCCTTTGCGGCGCGCGGGCGGGGCACACGGGCGTGGCGGCGGGCCGCGCGGGTGTTCCTTCCTACCACGCGCGTTCGCGCGTACGGGCGGCGAGCGCGGCGTGTCGGCGTATCGCAAACGACGCAAAAACAACGGTGTTTGTTATCTTGCTTTTCCGGCGGGGCGGAGCGATTAATGGGTCGCGGGCCGGGGAAAGGCGAAGGTCGCCCCCCGCCCCCGCCGCCGCAGGCGGGAAAAACCGCCGGGCAAAAGGAGCCGATCCCATGACCACCACCGAAAAAACCGCCGTTTTGGCCGCCACGCTGCCGCACGGGAAGCCGGGCGCAAAGCCCGCGCCGCCGCAAAAGCCGCCGCGCAAACTCCGTTCCGCGCCACCAAAGCCGCCGCCGCACACGCCGCCTTCGAGGCCTTCCGCGCCGCCCAAGCCGCACAGGACGCCGCCCTCGGCCTGGACCCCGACGAGGCCTTGGAAGACGCCGAGGTTTGGGAAACCCATTGCCTCGCGATGGGCGCGGCGGAATTCGCCCGCGCGGCGGCGGACGCCGCCATGACCCGCGCCTGACCCTGCCCGACGAGGCCTGGCGGCTCCGGGCCGAAACCGTCGCAAGGCGGTCGCGGGAGAGCCGCAACCCACGGAAGGGAGTGTGTCTCCATGAAGGACCAGACCTTTGGCATCGAGATCGAGATGAACCACATCTCTCGCGCCAAGGCCGCCCAGATCATCGCCGCCCACTTCGGCACATCGATCGAGTACGTCGGCGGCACCTACGACACCCGGTGTGTGCCCGACGGGCAAGGCCGGAAGTGGAAGGTGGTCTCCGACGCCAGCATCGCCGGGCCCGCCGACGAACGCACCGAGTTTGTCAGCCCGGTGTGCCGGTGGGAGGACATCGAAACGGTTCAGGAGTTGGTGCGCAAGCTCCGCAAGGCGGGCGCGAAACCCGATCCCAGCTGCGGCATCCACGTCCACATCGGGCGCGGGCGGCACACTCCGAAAACCTTGCGGAACCTGGTCAACCTGGTCAACGCCAAGGAGGACCTGCTCACGATGGCTCTCCAAATCTCGCCCGAGCGCCGCGACCGGTGGTGCAAAAAGGTCGACTCCGACTTCCTCGACCGCCTGAACCGGCGCAAGCCGCAAACCGACGCCGCCTTCGCGCAAGCTTGGTACGACACCACCCAGTGGCAATTCCACGCACAGCAGCACTACGACCCAAGCCGGTACCACCTCTTGAACCTGCACAGCGTGTTTCAAAAGGGCACCATCGAGTTCCGCGCCTTCAACGCGACGCTCCACGCGGGCGAGGTCAAGACCTACATCCAGCTTTGCATGGCGATTTCCCACCAAGCTTTGGAATCAAGTTCGGCCTCCACTCGCCCGCCGCTCACCGACAACCCGAAGTACACCTTCCGGTGCTGGCTACTGCGGCTGGGGTTCATCGGGGACGAGTTCGAGACCGCCCGTCAGCACTTGCTCAAGCACCTGCCCGGCAACGCGGCATGGCGGCAGGCGGACTCCGCCAGGCAGGCCAGCTAACATAGCGAGCAACTGACGGCAGCCCCCGCGAGACACACAGCTTCCAAATCAAGCGCGCCGCGCCGCGCTCCCGCCTGATGAGGGCCGGCGGCTCCGGTCCGAAACGTGACACACATCGCGGGAAGCCACGCAACTTCCAAATCAGAAGGAGGTACACCATGAAGAAGTTTGCAATCGGAATCCTTATCGGCCTGATCCTCGGTGCGGTGACAGCCGGAACAACGCTCATGTACAACGCACAGGTCAGGGGCACCGACAACGGCTACACCATCACGGTCTTTGGTCAGGACTTTGAATACAGGTGACGCTCGCCCGACGAGCGCCGGGTCGCTCCCAACCGAAACGCTCCGAAATCAAGGAGCGTCGCGGCGGGGGCAGACCTTCCGCAAGCGGAAGCTTCCGAATCAAATGCAGGAGGTTCACCATGAATTTCTTCGAACAGCAGCTTCGCGGCCTTACCGGCAAGACCACCGCTTTCAAATCAGCCAGCCCGGTCTTCATCGGCAGAGCCTGCTTCCTCACACTGAGCGAAGGCCGCAGGGCGCGGTTGGAGTTCATCACCCTCGGCACGGCCGACCAATACGAAGCCCTGCAGGTCAGCGTCATCAACCTGAACGACGGTAAAATCGACTGCATCCAGTTGCGCTTTTCCGATTACTTCGCGCCCAAGCGGACAGTTAGCGGCGATGCGCGCGCGCCTCACATCTGGGTGTACCAAGGCAAAGCCGAGTGGTACGGCGAACCGGCCGAAACCGAGAAGGCCGCGCTTTCAAAAGCTGCCAGCGACTACGTCAAGCTCTTCGCCTAACGCTTTCAAATCAAGAGGAGGATTTCTCATGAAACGGCAATTCGCGGTTCGTCTACTCGTAAATGCCTACGCCACTGTAGAAGCCGACACACCCGAAGAGGCTGCGGAGCTCGCTCGATCTCTGAACTTGAGCACCTGCGCCTTCGACGACTACATCGACTCGTCGGATGTCACGGTGGGCGATGAACTCACACCCGCCAAACGCGCCGGGCCGCGCCTTGCCGAAACGCTCCTGAATCAAGGGGCGTCGCGGGAAGCTGAAACGCTGGCGAAAGCATCCAGATCAATCAAAGGAGGCACACCCCATGAACGATCAAGCGAGACAGGAGCTTCGGGAGCATCTGGCCATCCTGCGTAAAAGCCCCGTCAACTACCGCACGTATCTCATCGAAATGGGCATCGTCACCGGCATGCTCGCCGCCGTCAACGCGCTCACCGGCAGCGCCTGGACGCTGGTGGAATCGGAATGCCTGCAGGAGCATTACGCCCACAACGAGGCGACCGGCGAACACATCGCGGCCACCAAATGGCTTGAGGATCAAGGAGGCGAACGCAAATGAAGATCACGACCCTTTCCCAATGCATGGACATTCTCGACTGGTTCGACGACCCGCTCTACGAGTACCTGAATCATATCCTGCTCTCCAAGCTGGACGGTGAAGCGCGCGTCACACGGGCGCTGCCCGACATCATCGGCCACGCGGAGGCGCTGGTGCGCAGCACGCGGGCACAGAGGCCGCGTACCCCGTCGAACTCCTGAATCAGCCCGCCAAACGCGCCGGGTCGCTCCCGGCCGAAACGCTCCGAAATCAAGGAGCGTCGCGGCGGGGGTGGACCTTCCGCAAGCGGAAGCTTTCAAATCAACCAAAGGAGGCAAGGCCTATGCAAATCACGCAGGCGCCCATCCAGACCAAATCGCTGAAGGACGCACTCACTAAGGCGACGCACCTCGGCTTCAGCCAGGCGGAAACCGCTATCGGCACCCATCGGCCCATCGACGAATGGCTGAAGGAGCTTTCCGAATCAGGTGGCGGCTGCGGTGGCTACGCCCTTTTCGGTAGCGTCATCGTCCGCATCCGGGACGTATGGCAGCGGGACGCCGAGGTTGTCCACCCTGACTGATCCGCAGCTTTGAAATCAAGGCGAGGAGGCACACCATGAAAAAGGTCTTTTCTCTGGAGGGCGAGCGGATCACCCTCAAACGCGCCAAGGAGCTTCTTGGGGAAAAGCGCTACAAGAGGTTCGTCGGTCTCTCCAAGGCCATCTTCCTTACAGATCCGGTCGCGGAATACCGCTGCGCGACCAACGAAGGCATCCTGACCGTCTACTTCCGCATTGATTGATGCCCACGCAACATTTACACTTTGAAATCAAGGAGGAACCCCCTATGAAATACATCGCCTACGGCTCCAACATGAGCACCGGGCAAATGGAATACCGCTGCCCGGATGCCAGGCTCGTCGATGTCGGCCGCATCCATGGCGCGCAGCTGGAGTTCTTCATCCATGCCACCGTAGAACTCTCCCAAATCAAGGACGCCTTCGTGCCCGTCGCGGTCTGGGAAATCTCCGAACGGGATGAGAAGCGTTTGGACAGGTACGAGGGCTTCCCCAACTACTACATTAAGGAGGAGTGGCCGGTCACCCTGGCGGATGGCTCTGACATCACCGGCATGATCTACCTCATGCGCACAAAGCGGGGCGATGTACCCGCCATGGGATACTACGAGGGCATCCGCTCCGCCTACGAGGATTTGGGGCTGCGTTCCGAAATCAAGTCGGCGCTGGAGTCCGCGCTGCGCAGGTCAATGTACCGACGGTTCCGGCTCGCAACCGGCCGCCGTGCCAAATGAAAGAGCCGCTCAAGCAAGAAGCCGCCCTCGCAAAAGGGCGGCCAGGATTTTCAGTTGCCTGAATTGGCCAAATAGAGTGATAACTTGTAGTGCTACCCAACCATCGCGACCGGCTTGTATTCACCGGTCACGAGATCGAACAACCAAAACTGTCCAATTCCTTCGGCTGCCTCGTCGAAGGCCTGCATCAGTACGCTACCGTCATTCCTGATGCAATAACTCGCACTCAACTGATCCATCGCCTTCGGCCTTGGGTACTCCGTGGTCCCTGTGTCTTTTGTCCATGCCACTAGAGTTTCCTCATCCAGCTTAAGACCAAAGCGCATATTGGACGACACTCCGACATAATCGTCAACTGTTTCGTTCATCCAGCGCGCTATTCGTTTGTCTGCTACGCTGAAAAGTAGGCTGCTGTAGCTGGCGTCATTGTCAGACCAGTCCGGCATATCATAGACAACAAACCCACCGAGATTAACGCTGCCTACAAAGTATTTATGCTTGGGCTTAGGCAGTTTCATGATCGTTTCGCCGTTTCGCTTGACCGTATTGCCACTCAACGACCAGATGCCTTGAGCATCAACAAACGCCAGCACACCATCGATATCGCTCTTCTTCCAACCTGTATCCACATCATATCGCCAGTAATGGCCCTCTTTATTCCCGCTGTAGATAACAGCACGATCATCGATCAAGATACGCTTGAGTTGCTCAGCCTGTGGAGGCATGTCCGTGGTATACTCCTGTTTGGGAATCTGCTGCATTATTACGCCCTGCTTCGTGATTATCAAGAAACAGTTAAAGTCGCTTAATACGGCAGATTGTTCACCGGGAGAGATTCTGTGGACACACCAATTTATCGGATGTTCGAATGTCGCCACCTCAAGCTCTTGACCAGTATCAGACAGTACTACCAGACCATCCTCGCCATAGACAGCGATGTGCTGAATACCGATTAGTGGCAAGATGGATTCCGCTCGAAATGAGAGTTCATAATCCCACTTGCTAGTCATCTGTTGCCCTCGCATGGCGTACATTGACACGAACTGTTGCGTACCAATGTGTTTAATGACAAGCACATCTTCCTGATCGTAAAGCGCAAAAGACTCGATTTCCGTCGTGGTTTCCGCTGTCCCCACACTCCATGGTAGTATAGGCAAAGCGACTACGGTCAGAAAGATGACCAGCGAGATACACTTCTTCATTTTTTATACCCCGCAACCACATGCAAATATGTCTTTTGGCTCGGCTTTTCATCTAGCCAATACTGGCCATTGCTGGTGTGCTGAGCTATGCGGACACGTCCACTGGAACTGAAATAGAGGATAATCATGGCGTGATATGGGTTCATGACACCATCATCCGTTAGCTGAATAATGTCGCCAATCCCTACACCGGTGATGTCATCCACCTTTTCAATCTGCGGTCCATAGTGCTTGTTATATCGAACATACTTAATAAACTCTTTGTTTCTGATGAATGAAGACGAGTACTTATGCTTACTTTTCCAGCCCCATTTATAGTCACCATCAGTATCGTTTGGCATACCTCCACTTTTCAGGCATTGACAAACGAAATTCATACAATCTCCATCAGGAAAATACTCATATTTAGAGTTCGGGCTCATATACCATTCAATCGCATAATTTACAGCCGTTTCGCGCTTATACTTAACTTTGATGGCCTTTGCGACAGGCGCTTCACCATTCTCCTTTTCTTCGATACCACCAGAAAATGCTATCAGTTTTTCTCTTTCAATTCTATCTTCCATCGTCTGATCCAAATCCAGTTTCATGCGCTTTCGAACAAAATCCACGTCAATATCCGTCAGCTTTGATGTGTGTACCGCTTCGTCATAGACATCTTCCGCTCGCACGCCGGAGAAGTAAGCAAAAACGTCATCCTGCTGAATGTGCTGCTTGATGGAGAAACTGTCCTCCGAATTTTCCAAAATAAAGTAGTGACGTACCGAGCGTTCACACGGGTTGTCGTCAATTTGATGGAATAGCAGAGTGTAATCTGCAGCCATGGTAACATGCAATTCGTTTTCCACCGGAACGCAGTTTTCCATCGCCGCTGAATATCTGGTTATCTCATATTCCAGATCACCCATAGCTGAATTGTGAGCTATTATCGCTTGTGTTATAAGACTATCCGACAGGATCACGGACATGCCTGTATCCTTAATCACTTTTTCGTTCTGATTACCAATAGCCACCAACTGTGAGTAGATATAGTCTGAGAGTTCCTTCTCCAAATTCGTGATGAAGCCGTCATTGGTGAGCGTCATATTGCTATACCTCCTGCTTATTGTCTCTTAAGGCCAATCCACGATATTGCCTATTGCATCAGAGCAAGCCCCATCTGTCTGACGGAATCGCGTGATTTGCTGCCTCTTCCCTTCACATCCTCTCTTCTACCTATATAGACAATTTGCACGAATAATTTGTAACTATTTTTATGTAAATGTTTGGTTAATCCCTTTGCGTGACAGATACGATCGTTAGTTGTTTGCGTTATCAGAAGCGTGTATAATTGCACGGCTGGGTCCAGACATAAAATCCCGGCGAGGGCGGCTTTCCTCGTCCGGTGCCGAGAACGGTGCTTTAAAATCACTCGCTCTTAGGCAAGAGAAAAGCGGCCCCCGCATCGAGGACCGCCGCTGCTCCAGATACCTTATCCACCCTGCTTGGAAATCAAATCGCCCGCGACCTCAATACCCTCCGCCGTGCTTTTGAATCGGACGACGATCTCGCCGTCTGCGGCCTTATAGCGCGCATGGAAGGGGGAATCCCAAAGCTCCGTGAGTCCCGGGCAGTTTTGCTTCGCCGCCTTCCGGTATTCATCGAAGTCCTCATATTCGTGCTCGTCCTGCCAGCGTTCGAACAGCGTGGTCAGGAACCGGATGTGTTCCTGGGCGATCCGCGCCCACAGTGCCTGCATGGTCAAGCCGGCCGTGTCTTCGGACGACACGTCCTCCTTGAAGCATGCCCACTGGTTCAGGGGCAGCGGGTTCCGCATCATGGCGAGCATCGCCTCGGCGGTCCCACACTCATCACAGACAAACACATCCGCGCTGCGGCTCAAGGCATTTCGAACGGGTTCTTCGTTCATGGCATCCCGCCCGCAGCGCGGACAAGAGAGCCGCTCGCCCGCCAGTTGGCGCGCTTTTAAATCAAGCAGCCTTGCCTCCATGTCCGTGATCACTCCGCATCCCCCTTCCTTGGCAGCTCGTGGGTGAGGAAGGCGTGATAGATCCTGCCGTCGTCCAGCACACCGCGCTTGTACATCTCGATGGCCAGCGCGCCCCCTCGGGCATGACAGGCATGAAGGATATCATCCGTCTCCATCTCATCCCCGCCCAGCTTCTGAATCAAATCGCGATCCGCTTCTACCAACAGTGCCGCCGCTTGGGTAAACTCCGGATAGGCGTCCGAATTCGCCTTCGCCTCCCGCTCGAACCGGGTGCTCTGCCAGTCTGCGATATCGTCCGTGTATGCTCCGATCTCGTCAAAGATGTTCCGTTCCATTACGATCACCTCCGCTTTAGAATCATGGTGATATTACCGTAATGCCCGCCATATATCCAGCGACAAAACGGAGAACTCTCTGACCGAGAAACGTCACAGATCAGGAGGACGGGGAGCAGCCCGCGCCTCCCTGTCGATCGCCTCAAACAACGTCCGGCTGCTTTTGTCCGCGTAATACGCTTTGAACGTCTTGATCAGCGGTTTACAAGCCGGGCACACATATCGTCGTCCGGCAATGTAGTTCCAACTCCGCACTTCGCGCAGGCAAAAGAAACAGCACGGATAATACTCCGTGCCGTACTTGCCCTGCCCCATGCGAACATCATCTCGTTGGGCATCTGCCACGCCCATGTGGACCACCTCCCAAGGTGTCTACCCGCTCCAACTGTGTCCATGATACCAATATGCACAGGTGGGGGGTGACATTCAATGACATTTCGTGACAGCTTTCAAGGGTTTCTCGAATCAACCGGCGGCAGCTGGATTTTTTGGAGCGCTTCCCCATGCAGCCGAAGCACCTGACGGGTACTATAGTTCATCATGGTCGCGATATCCTCCCAGCTTCGGTAGTTCAGATAATGCTGCTCCATCAGAAGTTCTTGCTCGGGATTCCGGAGCGCACGGATCGCCGCAATCACCGTGTGTTTCAAATCCACCAAGCGATCGATGTCTTCATTGATGGAGCACTCCATGTCGATGATCTTGACAATCACGCTCTCCATCCTTTGAAGGTTGGGCGAATCGCTCCTGGGCATATCGCTCATGGTAAACGTCGCCTTCGTCGCCGTGTCCCGCAGCCGCTCCGTAAGCGCGATCTTGCTGTCGATCCGCTGGTCAATCCACCGAACCTGACGGAGATACTCTTTCGCAGTCATATGCACACCCCTTGCCACGGCATCCGGCCGCCGTGATACTTCTCAGCAATCTCCAGCTGCGTATCCTCCGGCAGCGAACACAGACGTTCGTTGGCCGCGTTCAGGTCCCGCTTGAACTCCTGGACACGTTTATAGAACGGACATCCATATTGTCCGGGACAACCCTGCACGTTCAACGCGCCACAGCCGCCGTCTTTTCTCCGTGCAAAACAACGACCCATCACTGCAACACCTCCCGGCAGTCGGTGGAAAACCGGCGCACAGGCTTCCCCAATGTGATGGCCGCGGAAACTTCATGCGCCATCCCGACGGTCGGCTTCCCGAACGCCCACAGCTCGTCGCAGCGCTTCAACACCTCAATTCCCATATTCAGCCCCGCGCGCCGCTCGTCCGGATCGTCGTCGTCCAGGAATCGTGGGTACAACAGGTGCGGCGCGAAGGGTACCCCCTGCTGCTCATACACAAAGCGGCAGAACCTTTCGGCCTGCCGCACGTTGGCTTCCACAACTCCCCGATAAGGGGAGCAGACATAGACCAGCCGGTGCTTCGGTTCGTTCATACGCGCACCTCAATCCTTCGCGGTCAGAATGCGGGGATCGAGAGAGCCTCTTCCGCCGCCGCGGTTGTACACCTTCAAAAGCGCCAGCGCCTGCGCGATGTCCGAGGAGGAGCGCTGCTGCCTTCGCGCTTCATCCCGCAGGTCCTCATACGTCACACTCCGCAGGCGCTTGATGAACCGGTCGCGGTTGATCGCCGCACCGTACTCCATGAGGAGCACATTGACTCCGCCCAGAATGTAGCTGGTCAGGCTCCACGCCGCGCCGCTCCAGGTGTCCACGATCAGGCGGAGGATGCGCCCGTATTCCTCCGGGCCGCGATCCTTGTACAGCTTGTACGCCTTTGCCAGCGCCACGATGGTGTTCTTCGTCGCGCTGCCCGTGCCCTCAGTCAGCGCAAGTCCGGTGTCTGCGGTGCGGGCTCGGAAATCCTGCGCCTCCGTGCTTCCCGAAATCAGCATCGCGCGTAGCCGGGCGCGGAACGCGACCTCCTTGGATTCCCCGTTCTGAAGGGCGAACAGATACGCTTCGTCCTCATAGGTCAGACCGTAGAACACCTTGCAGTCCACATGGAACGGGCCGTCTCCATTGATCCGCTTGAGCGCCAGCAGCGTATGAGCACCGTCGAAAACATAAAAGCCGCCGTTGCGGCTGGAAACCTTCAGGGTGTTCACCACGCGCGGATCGAAGTTTTCCACGATCCGATCCACGCGTGCGGATTCGATGTCGCGCTGATAGCTGGTGTCCGTCAATAGCGCGTTGCTCATCAACTGACGATACTCATAGCCACAGGTCTTGGTGCACATCCGTACGGCTGTACCCTGAGGCTGAACGTTCAGAGGGGCGACACTTGCGCGACGGGCGTTCCGGTTTTTCCTACTCATGATAAGGCATCTCCTTTACGTGTTCGTCGAAGGCTTTTACGACGTTCCCCGCGGACTTCAAAATCTCCCGAAGGGTCTTGGTGTTCTCGGGCGAGGCCATGCCGGGCGTGTACATCTTCGTGGCGTTTGAAGCGCCGGCGAGGAAGTTATCGGCGATGAGGCGCATGTGCTCCTCCAGATACGAAAACATATCCGGCCGGTCCGGGAGCGGCGCACCCACATGAACGGGGTGTCCCTTGTGCATGCCGACCGAGGAAATCGGGCTCGTCGTCACCGGCTCCGGGGTCTGCTTGGCCACATCGGCCGCCTGTTTCGACGCCTCGGCGATCTCCTTTTCGCAGGCGCGGCACAGCGAAGAGAAGCCGTGACGGTTGGAGGGGATATCAAAATCCGAAACAGGCTTTTCTGCTCCGCACCGGTCACAGGTTTTCAGTTCATCGGCGTGCTCCTTGTGCATCAGTTGGGTGTACGCCTTGTTGATGGACACCTCGCCCCGGCGAAGCTTCCACTTGGTTTCGTCGTCGGCGGCTTCGGACAGCTTCTTCACCTTGTGAATCGTGTCGTGAGAGACGCCTGCAAGCGTTCCCAATTTCTTCAACGTCCTCCCCGCACCGTTCTGTTGATCAGAATTCTGATCAACAGGTTCGCCATCAATCGGTTTGCGGATCTGCCGCTCTTTTGCCTGTGCCTTGAACAGCGGTTCGAACTTCATCACCAGCTCGCCCCGCTGATACGAGCTCAAATTCCGTCGCCCCAGCTGGTTGGTAATGATCCATAAAAGCACATCCTGGTGGCTCTCGAAGTCCTTCTCCCGCACGGCAAAGGGTACACTGTGTTTCTGGCAAATCTCGTAGCGATTATGACCGTCCACGATCACACCGTTCCAGACAATCAGTGGCGTTTCGCAGCCATCCTTCAGAATGCTGGTTTCCAGCAGCTCCCGCTCCTCATCCGTCAGCGGGGGAATCAGGTCGCGAAACTCCGGGTCGATGGTTAACGTCCTCGGTTTCTTTTCCATGGTCAATTCCTCCTCGTCCGTTCTTCGTCCGCCTGCCCGATGACGGCTTTCACATCTTCCACGCTCTCCACCCGGCAAGCGATGCCGCCGGCGCGGTTGATCTTGTCGATGGCCCGCTTCTGAAGCTCCGTTAGCCGGCCGCCCGGCAGCTTGGCCTCCAGCCCCAGAAAGCGGCCCTTGTAGCAGCACACGATGTCGGGAACACCGCTGGAACCGAACGCGCTGCCGTGCTCCTTGAAATAAAAAACGTCGCTTCCCAGCGACGTTAGGTACCGCCGAATGGCAGCGATCAGGTCACGTTCCAGCATGTATGATCCCCTCCATCCTCGCCCTCACCGCCTGCAAAAGCGCGTTCTGGTCGGCAGCCTTGTCATGGAGCGCCTTCATCACCTGTTCGTCCATGGTGTCTCTGACCATCAGGTGGTGAATGACTACCGTCTCCCTCTGCCCCTGGCGCCAGAGCCGGGCGTTGGCCTGTTCATACAGTTCCAGGCTCCAGTTCAGGCCGAACCATACGATGGTGGAGCCGCCGTGCTGGAGATTGAGGCCGTGGCCGGTGGAGGCTGGCTGTGTCACAGCGACGGGTACGCGGCCGGCGTTCCAGTCCTCCATGTCCTGAGTGCTCTTCAGCTCGCGCACACCGTCCGGCGTATCCGCGCTCCACTTCCCGAACCGTTCCTGAATCCTGGTGAGGTCGTGCTTGTAGGCGTAGAGTACCAGCACCGGTTTTCCGTTGGCAGCTTCGATCAGGTCCTCCAACGCGTCCAACTTCCGGTCGTGAATCACGCGGATGTTGTGGAATTCGTCGTACACCGCGCCGTTGGACAGTTGGAGGAGTTTCCCGGCTAGCGTCGCGGCGTTCAGCGCCAGCACATCGCCGTCCGCGTAGGGGAGCAGCATTTCCCGCTCCATCTGCTTGTAGAGCTTTTCTTCCCCGGGGGAGAGAGCCAGTTCCACCACATTGTCGATCCGGTTGGGCATGTTCAGGTGGTCCGCCGCCCGCATGGACACGCAGATGTCTGAGAGCCGATGGTAGATGTCCGCCTCCGCGCCGGGTTTCAGTTCCCGCTTGTAGGGCTGCCAGGCGTTCGGCGTTATGAAAAACAGATCCAGATACGTGCGCATTGTCCGCCCAAGCCGTTTTCCGCGATCCAGCAGGAAAACCTGCGGCCAGAGATCCTCCATCCCATTGGGGGCAGGGGTGCCGGTCAGTCCTACGACGCGATCAAACTGGCCGATCACCTTTTTGAGCGCCAGGAACCGCTTGGCCCGGCTGTTCTTGAAGGAGCTGAGCTCATCGATCACCAACATATCGAAGGGGAGCTTCCGTCCTGCGTAGTGCTTTACCAGCCATTCTACATTCTCGCGGTTGATGATGTACAGCTCCGCTTTGCGAGACAGCGCCACGATCCGTTCCTTGGGCGTGCCGAGGATACGCTCCATCCGAATGCCTCTTAGGTGTCCCCACTTCGAAAGCTCGGCAATCCACGTGTCCCGCGCCACGCGCAGCGGGGCGATAATCAAAACACGGCTGATCTCGTAGCTGTCGTACAACAGGTGCGAGATCGCCGTGAGCGCGATAGAAGTTTTCCCAAGGCCCATATCCAGGAAGATGCCGCAGGACGAGTGCTCCTCAATAAAGTCCACGCAAAAGGTCTGATACGTATGAAGATCGCTTTCCGTCAGGAACCTCTCTCCCAAATTCCATCACCTCCGTATTGCGGCATAGCCGCAGACGAAGATAACCCCGGCGGTAGCATGCCATGCCCTAACAGCACAGCTTGCATGCACCGGGGTTATCAACGCCTATCCCGTTTTTATTCTGCTTTCACATCATCCGCACGTAAACCTCGCTCGCCGAAAGTCCCTATAGGCGCGCTTGAACACCTCGATCGCTTCGTCACAGGCAAACTTCCCATCCAGATAGTTCAGAATGACCGTACGATCGCAGGTATTGGGAAAATCTCCGGACCGTTTCATGTCTCCCGCCAAATCACCACGCGGCGAGTCTTTCCCGGCATACCGAGAGAGCATCCACTCGTAGAAGGACACACCGTTCACCTCCAGCATCGCCATTTCGGGTTCATCAGCCGCTCTTTCGGAACAAGAAAACAAACAGAACAGCATTTCCTTACGCGCGCATATGCGTATATACACATGCATCCTTCTTCTTTCTTTATTATTCTCATATCTCATAAGGAGTTTTTTGTTCCATTGTTCTCTTGTCCGATCCTTTCTTATTAAAGGTGCATAGAACAACACCGTAACAAGCTCTTTTGAGGTTGTTACGGTTGTTCCCGAATGTAAGCACGCTGCCTGCCATAGATCGGGAACTGCATCAGCCCACCCGCTTTGGTGGCTTTTGACCATCCGCCGAGCCTGCGCAGCATCGTCGCGATCTCGAAGGAGTCGGACTTTTTGATGGCCGAAGCGTCTTTGCCCAGGCACTCGCACCAGATCTCCATGTTGCACACGTGCTTTCGCTGCACGGATCCAGTGTGCGTCGGGCCGCCGAACTCACTGCCGTTCAGGAAATTGCGCCGCTCAAACAGATCCATGTCGTCCCACTGCTCCGGCAGCGGCCGCTCCAAGTACGCATGCACGAGGCCCTCGCGCTCGTCCGTCTCCAGAGCGTCCCGTTGACTGTCCTGCGCCGCCTGCGCATCCTCGCCCTCGAGGTACAGTCTCTCTCCCGCGCGGTGGATGTGCAGCGCCTCCGCCCATATTTGGTCGACCTCGGCCTGGGTCAGCGCCCAGGGCTTCTTCGCGCATTCCCCGCTGACGCTCACCGGCCAGAAACGCCGGTTGCCGGTGATGTCCCGGAGAAAGCCCGTTTCCGAGTTGGTGCTACCCACGATCACGCACTGGCGTGGATGGTTCTCCACGCTAAAGCCGTAGCTGGCGCGGTACTTGTCGTCTACACGACTGATGAAGGATTTCACTGTCTCCACATCCGCCTTGCGCATGCCGGCCAGCTCGCCCAGCTCCAATAGCCAAAATCCCTGCAGCTTTTCCGCACCGGTCTTATCCCGCATCTCGGTCAGCGTCAGGCTGTCTGAGAACCATTCACCGGCCAGCTTGGAAAAGAAGGTGCTCTTGCCGATCCCCTGCGGGCCGTTCAGGATGAGCACGCTATCAAACTTCGTTCCCGGCCGGTAGATGCGCGCCACCGCCGCCACCAGCGTCTTGCGCATGATGGCTCGGGTGTAGCCGCTGTCCACTGCACCAAAGTAGTCCGTGAGAAGCGCATCCACCCGGGGGATTCCGTCCCAGACAGGCAGCCCTTCCAGGTATTCCTCAATGGGGTGATACGAGCGTGAGGCCGCCACGGCCAGAACGGCGTCCTTGGTCTTGGTGGGCGAGTATAGCCGGTAGATACTGCTCAGGTACACCTTGATCGCCGCGTTGTCCGAGTCGTTCCAGCCCGGCTTGATCTGCTCCCAGGGCAGGGGTTCCTTGGCGTCGATGCCGTCCCGGTGGCGGTTGAAGGCGATGCCCTTGAGCTTCAGATCGTGCTTCAGAATCAGGACGAGGTTGTCCAGGGTATCCTTGACGTTCCCGGCCTTGTCCAGCTCCAGCTTCTGCTGCCAGTCCGGATCTTCCTTCTCATCCGTGAAGTCCTCCTCTGCCTGCTGAAGCCGCTCCTCCGCAAGCTGCCGCCGGGTGGCCTCGTCGTTTGCCGCGTATTCCTGCATGGCCTTCATGCTGGCGCGCTCATCTGCGATCTCCCCGATGCCGGGGGTGAACAGGTGCAGGCGCACCAGATCGAACGCGTTGCACAACTGCCCGCCGGCCGGATCGGTAGCATGGTGGGAATAGGCATGCTTATCCTCGTAAATGACCAGGCCCCCCGTGGTGCTGCCGCCCACAAAAGAGAACCGATCGTCGAAAGCGGAGGAGGTGTATTTGTCCGCGAGGATGCTCTCCAGCACATCGGTGATGGAGTGCGCCCGGCAGAACGCGCCGATGATGCCGCGTTTGATGAGCGGGTCCTCCTGCTTGCCCACATTGGCGCGCACGCGCTCCTCCAGCGGTTTCGTGGTAGGCCAGAGCGAAGCGTCCCGCCAGTCAGCATAGGTGGTAAGCACCACATCCGGATCGAGGAACGGCTTGTCGGAGAAGCGGAACACGAACTCGCCGTCATCGGGCGTCGAAGGCCAGTACATCAGGCGAGAGGGTTCGAAGGTGGTCGGGTCGAAGCGCGACAGCGTCAGATCGTCCGCCACCCGCCGGGCGATGGCCGCGTACTCGTCCGGCGTCACGGCGCGGGAGAGCGGGATGATGAGCCGGAGCCGCATCTTCTCCGGCGTGTGGCTGTGGGTGGAGTAGAGCGCGTAGGCGTTGATGAACGTCACATCGAGGTCGTCGAAAATGCCCTCATCGACGTGGTCGATGTCCAGGCACGCAAGGCAGCGATTGATGACCGAAGCGTTGTTGCGCTTGCCGTTTTTCAGGTATCCGCCGACAAAGCCGCCGACGTCTTTCACGGTGTCCTTGTCCGCCTTGGCCATAGCCGCATACTCCGCCACTGTCTCGCGGGTGCGGGTTGTTGAGGCGAGCTTGTCCATGAACTCGCTCCAAAGGATCTCCTTGTTCTGCCACGTCGAGGCGCGTCGGCTCCGGCCGAAGGCGATCAGGAGCTTTTTGTCGTGGGTGACCTTCATGGTGTTCCTCCTTCGTCATGATGGGATAAGAAAAGGGGCTGTCTCAAAGCGCAAAGATCGCTTAGAAACAGCCTTTCTACCTCAAGCCGTTATGCTCCCAGAAACCCAGATCGTTGCTTCCACGAAGGGTGGGATGAAACGCGGTTGGCGTCGCGAGATTATCCCGCCCCATCCAACCAAACGATCGGCTCCGCATCTTCTGTGAAAATCATCATATCGTCTTCGGGTGCGATCTCGCTAATCTCGCTTTCAACGCCGTCGGGCGCATTGAACAGGTGAACTTCGAGCTTGTTCTCCTCGAAATTGACCCACAAGGCTTGGATGTGCAAACGCAACATCGAGGGCGTCAAGGTCTCCTGCAGATCCCGCAGTTCCTTCAGCGAGTACTTCGCGGGGTGTATTTGGACGAAGTCCTGGCCGATGCCGGGAACATCGATGGGCTTCCCATCGAGCTGGTTGACGATGATCACCTTGGAATTGTCACTCAGGTAGTAGCCGCCGTGTTCCGACTCGCTCAGTTTCGCCAGTTCCTCAAGCACTTTGCCGACCGCCTCGGTCATGGCCGGCTCCGACGCCTGCGCAGTGACGGCAGGCGATCCCAAGTATATGATCGTTTTCAGCGCGTTCAAGAGAGCCGCATACCCGTCCTCGCCGCCGGTCGCGGCAATCAGTACCAGCGAGTTCCCATGCCAGCAGTGGCACAGGAAGTACGGCATACCAAAGGCGGTGCCCTCCTCCACATAGGCGGTCATGTCGCTCTCCGGGATGCCCAGGTCCAGCGGATACGTCTTTCCCACCGTAAACGCCTTGTAGACACCCGTCAGGAACGCGTCCTCGAGGTAGGCCTGCTCGAATTCCTCCCGGGGCAGCGAGGATTCCGTCGCATAGTAATCGGTTATCACGCAGGAGGTGTCTCCCGTGACGAGGGTGTACTGGGTCCTCTCCATCGACGTGTCCGCAAAGTCAAATATCGCACTTTCGCAGGTAGACGTTGGCGTTCCCGGCAGCTGAATCTGCAGGAAATCCACCCGGAACACGGACGGCGGCGTTTCCGCGGCCAGCGCCGGCGGGTAGGCGAAGAAAAGAAAGGACAACAGCAGCGCGAACAGCTTCTTCATGAATCAACCCCCCGTATTACTTTGCGCCTGGAACTCGACTTAAGCGGACAAACACCACGCATTGGCCGGTTCAGTTCGTTTGCTTCAACACTATGGAATGGATGTCCGCAAAGATTTTCCAGAACTGGGCGTTGGCCTTTTCGGAGATCTCGTAGCACATCGCGCTTCCGAAGACCAACGTGTCGCAGCTGTCGGTGGCCTTGTGCACCGTCACCACGCGGCCGTCCTTCATGACCATCGTCAAAACAGCGGTGAAGGGACAGTTACTCAAGTCCGTCTTCCTGGCGCGCGTTAAGATGGAGGCTAGCTTTTTGAGCGCCTCTTTGTCTTCTATCACCTGGGTGCTGGTTTCGCCCTGACGGGTGGTGATCGTCATGGTCGCCCGGACGATCGTGCCAATATCATTGGGCGAAGCGACAGTAAAGCCGCACCTTTCAGCCGCCATCGCGTACAACGAGACGGGGATGTCCCGCACACTCTCTCCGTACTCGACTTTGGCATCGCTTGTGATCAGTGATATCGAGTCACCGATCGTTTCGGATTTGAAGACGTATTGGTCGGACGCCGCTGCTTTCAGGTCGGCCTCCGTCAGACGGATGTATTCGTAGCGGGACTTTCCGTTTTCCTGCAGGTGGACGCTCAGGTAGGGGACGGGCGGCGCGCAGACGGTGACGCCCCGTCGAGTTGCGTCCCTGAGATACTCCATGTCCCCGCCCGTGGCATAGCCGTAGAGTTCGTTATATTCTAGCCCAAACCCTTTCTCGCGCGCGTAAGCGCCAGGTACGACGATCAGGACACCGGGCGAATCGGCGTTGTAGAAAACGCGCGAGCCATCCGACAAGCGGTCCGCGGCCCCCCGCCCTTCCGCCGCCGGATTTCGGCTGACTTTCAGAACGCCCGCAATGTAGCCGTACTGGCTGTCAAGGCTCACCCGGCCGGTCAAATTGTAGTTATCCGAGATATCCCCGAGCCTTGCGACAGAATCATTCAGCGTCTGTTCGTCCATGGGGCCAAAAGAATACCACGGGAGCTGCGCCTCAAGAATGTCCGGCAGACCGCCGCTGGTCACGTAGATCGCCGTGGGACCGTCCGCGCCGCCGATGACCGCGACGGACTGCCCGCCTGCAGCCTCTTCTGCAAGCGCACGGCCCGCAAATGCGGCTAAGAGTAACACCAATACTACCCACGCGGGCAGCTCTATCCTATTTCCATACTTCTCCGGCATACTCGTCGCCTCCTCTTTGTAATAGACAAACCTACCTGCCAATATGTTGCTAAACAGTCGACAACATAGATATCTAGTCCTTACGATAGAACGCACACTCGTAGCCATCCGCGCGGAGCGGCAGTCCGGCCGCCCATTCGGGGGGCCGGCCCATGATGGCGCAGGCTTCCTCCACCGAGCCTTTCCCGATGAGAACTTCCATGACAGCTTCGTCATGTACATGGAACACGATGGGGTACCCGGCCGCCTCCAGGTTCAGCATGGCGAACGCGAGCAGATCACGGGCAACCGCCTGCGTAATGTTTTCCGCCAGCTTGCCACCGAAGGTTTTATCCAATGTTAGCTGGCCGGATTTGCTTGCGCTCAGGTATCCGATGCCGTGACTGCCGAAACGGTTGTCCACGAACCGTGGCGCAAGATAGGTCAGCCGCCTGCCCGAAGGCAGCTGGATGAACATCTTCTCATCATGCCAGAACAGCACAACCTTACCAACCCGTGCTGTGGTCCTCTCATCAACAACTTTCTGCGCGGCTGCATCGAGCGCGATCCAAAACCTCACGATCTTGCGGTTGGCGCCGCGCCAGGCGTCCACCAGCGACTGCATCTCCTCCTCGGGCATCTTTGCGCCCATCTTCTTCAATGCGCCAACGCCACCTCCGTAGCCACAAGACAGCACGGCTTGTTTCCCCTTCTGCCGAAAGGCGTAGTTTTCGTGTCCCTTGACAATGGTGTCGGCGGGGATATGAAACATACGCGAGGCCGTGGCTTCATAAATCTTTCCCTGGTCCCGGAATTCCTCCAGTACCCATTCCTCTCCCGCCAACCAGGCAAGAACCCTCGCTTCTATGGCTGAAAAGTCCGCCACGATGAACCGGCAACCTTCCTTCGGAATGAGCGCGGTCCGGATCAGTTCAGAAAGTGTATTGGGCACGGAGCCGAACAGCAACTCCAACTGGCCCGCGTCACCGCTTTTTACTACTTCGCGGGCGAGTGCTAAATCCGGCAGGTGGTTTTGGGGCAGATTCTGCGCCTGGACCAACCTTCCCGCCCAACGGAATGTGCGGGACGCGCCGCCGAACTGCAAAAGGCCGTGGATCCGGCCGTCCCGGCACACCGTGCGCGCCATGGCCTCGTACTTTTTGACCGAGGTCTTCGAAAGTTCCAGCCGGAGGTTCAGAAGCTCGCCCACGATACCCTCTGCATCCTTGGCCTTTTCCTGCACCAGCTTCTTGGCCAGGCTCTCCATGGGCATGTCCTGATCGGCCAGCCAAGCCTTGAGCTGCGCGACGCTGCCAGGGTTTTCAAGGCCGGTCAGCTGCTTCGCACGCAGGAACGCCTGCTCCGAAAACACCCGATCGACCGCCATCGCCTGTTTCACCAGCAGCCTGTCCACCCGCACGCCACGGTCGTTGATGCGCTGGTCCAGCGCGTACAGCTCCCATTCGTGCTCCGGGAGCGGATGCTTCTCCAACGCCTTGCGCACCGCGCGCTCCGTTTCCACGTCCTGCGCGTTATAAGCCTTGTAGGTTGCCCACTTGTCCGGCGCATGGGACGGAAGGTTCCGCGTCCTGCCGCCGTTTGTCTTCGTCTGCTTGCAGGGCATCGAAAAGTATCGGATCAGGTCCTTGCCCTCGTCCATCTTCTGCTGTGTAAGGCCCAGTGCCCGCGCCGCGTCCCCCAACCGCGCGGGGAGCGTCAGGTAGGAAGCCATGACCGCGGTACACCGCCACTGGGCGGGGTCAAGCCAACGGCCGAGATACTTGGAGAGGCAGACGCGTTCAAAGGCCGCATTCCAGCTTCCTTTGATGATTCCTGGGTCTTCCAGCGCGAGAAGGACATCCTCAGGCAGCTTTCCTCCGCAAGTCATATCGACCGTTTGCACAGGTCCATCATCGAATGCATATGAGAACAGCAAGATTTCAAAATCCGGCGCATCAGCGTATCGGTATACACCACACTTGGGCAACAGTGCGGAGGAGAAGGTTTCAATGTCGATTTCAAGTATCGTGGGCAATCAGATCACCTCCATGAAAACGCCGCATGCCAGGTGTAGCCCTGACATGCAGCGATGAGCGATTCCATGCCGTGAACACATGATCCTTTTGGGGAACGATGCAGCATGCTAATCGTTTTGGATCAGCTCAAAAAGTCCTCGTCGTCCCCGGCATCCAGCGCGTCGAATTCATCCTCTGCACGGACGCGGCCGTTGAGCGGTTCGCCATCCTCCCATTTCTGGATGTTTCCGAGCCCGGCAGCGACGCCCCGGTTGCCATTCGTATTGAAGGCATAGAAGTTGATGGACGCCCGGACGTAGCAGCCGGAGTACAACTCCAGCGGATCGGTGACGGGGACACGCCTGCGATCCACCACGCCGGGCTTCTCCTTGCTGTTGGCGTTCACGAAATAGCTGTCCGCATACGCCGCGTCTTCGGGGCGCTCCACGTCCCCGTCGCGCAGGGGGAGCTTCAGATTGGCGGGGATCTTCCCGCCGAACTTTGAGACACCCTCCTGTTTGGCCTGCTCGATCGCCGCCTGAATCGCCCGCACCGTTTTCGTGTCGGATTTGGGGATGATCAGGGAGCAGGAGTACTTGGGCTCGGAACCGTTGACTGACTGTGCCTCGAACACATGGACAAAGGACGCACGCGCCTTTCCGGTTATCACCTTGGTAGACATGATTGAATCCTCCTCATCCGTTTCTTGATCGCTATTTGGGTCGTCGGCTTGTGCGGTCGCACCGTGCCAGTCGGATCAGCTGGCAAAGTCGGTCTCCGCTGTGGAGATCGCTCTGCGAGAATCCGCCTCCGGGACGAGGGTCGGCGCGCCGGCAGGCTTGACGATGTACTTGCCCAGCAACTCCTGGAACGCCTTCCGGCCCATGCGCTTCTCCAGCTCGCCGATACCCAGTAGACTCGTCTTGTAGATATCGGTGTAGCCGGCTTCGGTCGCGGCCCGGATCACGTCGGCTTCGCTCGTGTACTTGCGCACCGACCGGCCCGCAACCAGCTTGTACCCCAGCCACTGCTTGCCTTCCACCGCCTTCTGTGTGGCATAGGCGATCAGATCCTGAACCCAGTTGTTCATGCTCTCCGCCACCGGCAGAATGTCGGTGATTTCTTCATCGGTAAGCAAATTCGGCGCTTTGAAATCGCGCTCGGCCAGCCGCATGTGATATTCGCTCCGGGTGCGGCAGGTGTGGCGCGCGCGGCAGAAGCGGCAATGCTCACCGGCGCAGAATTCACCCTTGCCCTCATAGGCCAGGCGAGCTTTGAGCCGTACTTCCGCCTCTGCCCAATGAATCAGCGCCTCCGGCGTGCTTTCGTAGGTGGAGATTCCACCCATCCTGGGCTGCACGATGGTCATGCGAACGGACTGGATGTCGTACAGCGCGCCGAATTCCGTGAGCGCACCCAGCGCGTACAGCATCAGCTGACTATTGTGGTCGGCGTCCACCCGGACGCCGCGGCCGCCCTTGAAATCGATCACCTCGATCACGCCGTCCGCCACGATCACCAGGTCGCCTGTTCCGAACCCCCCGGGCACGTACGCCGAGTAGTCCAACCGGTGCTCGATGAGGATCAGCGGATCGGAGCAGCCAGCCCTTACGGCCTCGATGGTTTCAGCGCAGAAGGCGACGTATTCATCCGTGACGCTTTCGGCTTCGTCGGTATAGAACTCGCTATCCATATGCCTGGCGTACTGCTCGTCCACCTCATCCGGCGGCATGTCGCCCAGGTACTGGTGCAGCTTCAACTCGCACAGCTCGTGGAGGTACGTGCCTTCCTCGGCATATTGGGACGGGGAATCGACAAACTGCTCCGAGAGCTTGACCGAGGGCGGGCACGCAAGCCAGCGATGGGAACTTGAGGCGTTCAGGAGCGCGTGGGCACGCGAGGCGTGCTGGATCTCGCTCATAGCGCCTCCACCTCACGCATCAGGGCGGGATACTGATCCTCAGCGAGCTCCGTCAGCTTCTTTACATCGAACTTCTCTAGAATGGCTTTGATTCTCGTGCGGTTCTCGGGGGTGGACTTCTCCGCCACGAAGGCGCGCAGTTCCACCAAGGTGGGCTTGGGCGTTTCTGACTGTTTCTGCTGCAGGGCGGGAGCTTCAGGTGTTGCCACCGGCTGATCTGCGGCGGGGACTTCACCGCTATCGGCAGCGTTGGCCAGTGCTTCAATGCTGTCGGCCAGGTTGCGAAGGTCCTGAACGACGTTCAGCGCAAGTTTCATCTTCGACATGGATTTACCTCGCTTCCTTGGGTAATTGGTGATGACGGAATATTGGGTATGGGCATCGTCACCGGCATCTCATTGCACGTGGGGGCACGAATGCGGTCCTCCACGGCTCAGCCCTCAGCGCCATAGCGAGGCAGCGGGTCAATCAACACACACGTCTTTTCCGTGCGCTTCAAGGACAGTATTCGCCAGCCAACGAGCACCTTGGCAACGAACTCACGCCAGCCGCGCTTTACGCGCTGCCAAAGGTACACGGGCACAAAGCGGTCCGGCGCTTCCGTCGACCAAATTTCGGTGATGTACCAGACGCCCTGGCACTTCATGAGCAGCATGTAGATTCCGCAGTCATAGTGAATTTCCTGGCAGACGGTATCGAGCCGAATGCCCACCTCCTCATGGGCGGCGATGTAGGCGGCCACCTCGCGGCGGAGCACGTACCCCCGGATGAACTGGGCGCCGAGGCCGCGGTTCATGACGGCGAACTGCCGCCAGCCTGACCGGGTAAACTCGACCTGCGTGGACCGCTTCATTTCTCCGCGCCCCTTTCCGGTTTCTGAGCGTGGGTGAAGGTGACATTGTCCACGTTTCGGCTGGGTAGAATGATGACGACCTCGTGCTGTTCGCCAAACAGCGTCGTCAGGAGCCGGCTGCGGATGGAGCGTTTTTTGATATCGGCCAGCAAGCGGCACGTGCCGCCTGTGCGAGGAGACGGCATATTGACGTTGAGCCGGATGCTGTCCTGAGTGGTGGTGTGGTCCATAGCGTGGGTACCTCCTCCTGGTCATTTGCGGAGGTTTTTAGGCCCCTCCACAAGTCCCACGCTGGCAAAGGGGTTTGTCACCCTCCTTCTCATAGTTTTTCTAAAAAACATCTGAACCGGTCAATGGCAGCCTGAATGTGTCGGCAGACAACCTGCTTGCGAATCATCAAATAATCCGCAATCTGCTGCTGTGTCAAGCCTTGGACAAAGTACATCTCCACGATCTGCCGCTGCCTGTCGGTCAGCATCGGGAGCATTCTGTTTACCGTGTCTCGATCCTCAATGCGCAACGTGAAATCTACACCGTCACCCCACCCCCTGTCCGAGCCTTCCTCATCCAGGGAGAATCCATGGGGCTTTTCTTCGCGCCGGTTCCCATTGTGCTCCAGCCGGTCCTCCCCAGCCAGCATCAGGCGCAACGTCCATTCCTCGTTCTCGAAAAACGCGACCCCAAGCGCCATTCCGCCGTCGTAAGCGTATCCGGTGCAGCGGTCCACCGCGTATACCGTCGTGTGTCCCGCCACGCTATACGTGAAGAATCCATTTTTGTACACTGTGAGCACACCATTACCAACCTCTGCTAAGGCGACCACGGGTACCCCACTCTCCCGAAGCGCACTGGCTGTGGGTATCTTCTTTCCTGCCGTCGTATCGACCAGCCTGCGCAGTTCCCCTAGTGTGAATTCCTCCATTGTTCCTGCTCCTTTCGTGGAGCCGGAACAGAGCGCCGGATGCCGCAGACCGCTTCCCGAGCAACGCCAAAAAAAGAAGCCGGATGACATGCTCAATAAAAGCAGTCATCCGGCTATTCGGTGATCCCCGTTTCGGCCCCCGTTGCTCAGAGTGGTTGCGGTGTCGCAAGATTTTCAAGGAGAGAGGTTTTTACAGGGAAACGCCCGTCAAGGCCCAAGGCTGGCGCGGCCTTTGCTCATACCTTCGTCGCAGGCGATTGACGCCGCCCGCTCCGGTATGTTCCTCTCTCCATACCATGCTATTTGGTTTTGCGGCGCTGGTTTTCCAGGGTCCGCACCCGGACCGTGACTCTGCGTTTGCACCTCCGGCAAACGAGTTCCAGCGCCGATTCTGACCCGCCCCCTGCGCTGCAGCTAAACAGCTTTGCCTTGCACAGAGGGCACCGTATCATTTTCGCATCCCTCGCCCCTTTCCGTTTCGTCCACGCTGCAAACAAGTTCCGTCAACCACGGCGCGGTAGGCTGGGCGTACAGCCGGGCGTTCAGATACGCCATTTCGAGTGTGAGGCACGTATGCCCATAATAATAGCCGTCCATCGCCGAGAGCGCCATCGCCAGGTCGGGCCGGGTCATGTTGGTCAGATGAATCGGCATGAGGTATTGTAGCCTGCCCTGATAGACTTGGGGAACCATAAGAGATGGAACGACGGCGGCCTTTCGCCTTCCGAGTTCCACCGCCGTCTCCAGAAGAAGAGGCAGGTTCCATACTCCCTGTACAGATATAGGGAGCCGTGACACGTTTTCAGCGTCGCCCAAAATGTGCTCGACGTTGACACGGATTTCCCACTCGGGAATGTATCTGAGCCCATATTCCATGGCCAGGAACGACGGCCGTGCTGGCAGCGGCTCGATGTATTTCATGAGAGTCGATGTCTCGTCGGCCCAGCCCCGGAAATACCAGTCGATGATGCTGTCCTTTCGCTTGTTCCGTTCAAAACACATGTAAATCCCCATAAAGCGCTTATTGAACAAGCCCGTATGGAAGCACGCTGTTTCATTGCGGATATAAAACACCCGGTCCGCCTCGTATGGATTGGCTGCGGTTTGCCAGTCTATGGCCTGCTTGTGGAACACGGTTTTGATGTAGCGCTCAAGGATGGGGGTATCGGTGTTCTTTATTGGGCAGACTGGATTCCGAAAGCGCCACGGCTCGGGCAAGCACTCTTGTGCAAGCGTATCCAATTGATCAAACCATGAAGGGATATACGCGAACGAGAATAAATCGGTCTGAACGGTCATGGTTATGTCCTCCCTTGTCATTGCTTATCATTTCGCGCAGCACAGATCAGTACAGAATCGGTTTGATACCTTTTTCTCCTTCGATGCCGAATCATTGGACATCCCGTGTACACGGTTGCCGCCGGTACATCCGACCTGTCATGTTAATCACTCTACTTGCCTCCTGCCTCAACAAATTCAAAGACGATCCTCCGCAGCTTCTGCTGCAGTTGCGCTTTGATGTCCGGATCAACGTGAGAAACTCTTCTGCCATCCTTGGTTCGCAGCCGGACCGTTGCGAGCGTGTTGATATAGTCGTTGTAGTACGCCACGATATACTCCATGTGAAAAGGACAACCCCGCTTGGCTGACTGAATGATTTCTTTCGTAAGAAGCAAGAATTCATCCGTCCCTGCCGAGGAATTGCGGCACCAGCGACGCCAACTTCATAATGGCGCGCTTCTTTCTGTAATGGACCATCTGCGGCGATATATCAAGCACTTTCGCGATTTCCTGCTGGTTCATTCCATGCCAATAGTGAAGCAGAATAATGTTCCTTTCCTTTTCGGGCAAGCGGATCATGGCTTGGAATATCTCATTTCTTTCAATCAGAAATACAAAGCCGTGGGCTGAGATGTGATGATTCGTGGACGGATACACATCGCTTTTCGCGCCGTACAGCTCGTCAAGTTCTGCGCAATCCGAGATCGG